GGTATGTGAATGGAAAAATTCACCGCGACGAAGGCCCCGCCTTCGTCGGTGCGGATGGCACCAAGGAATGGTGGTTGAACGGACAGCGGCATCGCACCGATGGTCCCGCAATCGAATGGGCGAATCGAGACAAGCTTTGGTATTTAAATTGGAAACATCTGTCCGAAGCAGAATTTTTAGCAGCGACGGCAACTGAAGTGGTGCTTACACTTGACATGATTGCTGCCAAGTTTGGAGTGAATGTAAAAGATCTTAAAATCGCAAAATAATTATGAAACCAACAATCGGACTAATTCGGACATCGCTTTGGAAAATGTACTATCGTATTTTTTACAAGCAAAACTATTCGCAAAAACTTTATAGCGCGATGCGTGTTACCAACAATGTAATTGATTCAACACACGGCAGAATTTCTCATTTTTACAACAGTAATGGAGAATGCGTAAGAGGTTGGCATAAACACATTAAGTTTAATGACACCTCAAATGTTCACCCACTTGTTCGGCGCTATCAATAAACTTACAACGTATGAAACCGTTTATTAAAATTATTGTATTTGTCATTTGCTTTGCAAGTGTTGCGGTATTTCTTTCTTGCTTATTACTCGGCATATTGACATCCTATTGGACACTATGAACACAGTATCTAAATGAGAACAATAATAAAAGAACAATATTTTACAAAACCAGAATTGGCTCGGCGATGCGTTGATCGTGTAAAACAACACTATGATTTGGATTCGTTTTCTTTATTACTAGAACCATCGGCCGGCAACGGTTCATTTTATAGTTTACTCGATGCCAATAAAACAATAGGATTGGATATTGAACCGTTGCATAATTCTGTTATTCGATCGGATTTCTTTTTGTGGGATTATTCAAACCGTACAAATGTTCTTTGTATTGGCAATCCTCCATTTGGAAGAAGAGCTCAGATTGCAACCAAGTTTATTAACCATGCTGCAAAATTCAGCAGAGTCATTGCATTCATTTTGCCTCGGACATTTAAAAAAGAAACATTTTACGATCGAATCGATAAATCATTTCATCTTGTTGACCAGTTTGATTGTGATGAATTTGTTTGTCCTGCTGGAAAGGAAATAAAAATAAAATGTGTTTTTCAAATTTGGGAAAAGAGAGATACTTTTAGAAAATTTGAAAATAGAAAAATTAGTCACTGTGATTTTCTTCTAAGACATGCTCATATGTCAAAAATTTCCAAAGAAGAATTTGAGGAAATAAAATCAAATTTTGATTTTTCGATTCCGCAGGTTGGTAATTTTGAATTGCGCGATATTAAAACCATTACCGGCGGAAGCCATTGGTTTGTTAAAGTGCATGATAAGAATAATATGAACGCGTTTGAAAATTTGGATTTTTCTTTTTTGGATAATGTAAACTTAAGCTTTAGCAGTATTTCCAGAAAAGATATTATTCAGGCATACGAAACAATAAAAACAAAACAATGAGCAAGGAAGAACAATCTTTTATCCCAAAGCCAAATTCGCTTTGGCTTGTAAGTGTTGAATGCCGATACAATGTGGTTGCTGTGTGTGCTTCAGGCCGAGGATTTTACATTCCGGGACAGGAACCGTGCTGGCACTTTGATCACGTGGACGAATGGATTCAGGAAATAGTTCCTCCGCCATATCCAGAGAGACAATAAAATAATATGAAAAACTATACAACAAGAAAATTTATTGGTACACTGTCTGCTGTTTTTGCTGGACTGTCACTTGACATTCTTCAAGGCACCGAACAAAAGAGAAAATATAAAAAAATAAAGGCTCGCATTACATACTATACGGCCGATAAAAAATATGGAGTGCGTGTTGCCGATCCAAAAACAAAATGTGCAACCGAAGGAGTGACTGTGGCTGCTCATACAAATTTTAAATTTGGATCTGCCATTTCAATTCCACGTCTTAAAGGCAAAATTGGGAACGGAAACTTTATTGTGCAAGACCGAGGATCCGCAGTAAATTCCAAAAAGGCCGCAGGCGGTCGTGGGTATGTGTTTGATGTATATGTAAAAAGCCACGCCAAACTCAAACAAATGGCAGAAACAATGCCAATGTGGATGGACGTGCACATCTACGAATAAATAAAGCTATGAATGATAAACAAACTGATACTACGGACAATGACGGCGGTTTCCGGAAACGACAACTAAGTGAAAGTTGTGGCTGGATGTTTTCTAGAAGAATTGAAGAAATTGGTTATAACCAAGAAATATCTCGTGAAATTTTCAAAAGTCCTAGAATGAAAACATTTGCTGTTTTTGATCCAAACCAGGACGTATTGTTGCAGGAAGCTCAGGCCTACACAAACGGTCAGGCATATGACATTAGAGATCGTGTTTATGCATTGGCGGTTGCGGCAACCGTGGAATATTTTTTGACTAATGGTGACGCAACGGCGTTGCCAAATTACAAGTTAAGTGCAGAGTGATTTAGACCTTAGGTCTAAACATATGCCATTTTGTCGAAAAAAGTTGTATACAACTGCTGATTTTTATGGTAGAATAGTCCTGTAAGGAAACACCACAACATTATGTCCACACAAGAAAAACAAAAGAAAGAAGAAATCAAAGACATCATCTTAAGTTACTGTGAAGGTATCCAGTGGGTAGAATTCTCGATAGATGATTTGAACGAGATGGTAGAGAAGATCATCGCTGTAAAAGGAACCTAGTTACAATAACGACATGAATAACATATCAGTAGGAGATATTTTTATGAGCGACTCCGAGCTTTACCGCGTAACGAATGTTCAAGAGTCCAAGATGTTTCCAGATGATCCATACTTTGAAGTTGACATATGGGTTGCAGGAAGCGGTTGGAAAGATCATGGTGACATTGATTTTTGTACAGTGAAATCAAATATAAAAAGTTAACCTTTTTTAAACAAACCGAACTGTAAAACCAAATCACATTTATTACATGAAACTTCCCGATACAGAACAATTTAATTTTAAAGATGTCACTGTTGCTGGTGACGACTGTTGGTTAATCACACCAAAAGATATGTCGGTAAAGTGGACTGACGACAATGCGCGCTTTCGTTCTTGCATTGTCCGCAAATCCGATAACACCGTAGTGTCTCAAGGCTTTGGAAAATTTACCAACTTTGGAGAGCAGCCAAACTTTCAACCGTGGGAAGATTCATGGCCTGTAAAAGCTGTTCATAAGCTTGACGGCTCGTTGCTTATTGTTTCACGTCACAACGGAAAACTTGTTGTGAGTACTCGAGGAACGGTCGATGCTCGGATGCTGACCAACGGCCATGAAATTGACGGTTTAGTCATTCGGTATCCTGAAGTGTTTGACAATAATTTTTTAGACAATGGCTATTCGGTATTGCTGGAATGGACAAGTCCAACGCGCATTATTGTGCTGCGTGAACATAATGTCCCGACACTAACTTTGGTAGGCATGATCTTTAATAAGACTGCACAATACGTATCACAACAAAGTCTAGATGACGTTGCCAAATTGTGGTGCGTCGGTCGTCCGTCGCGCTACAACTACAACACAACGCAAGAATGTATTTCGGATGTGCAAAATTGGATTGGAAAAGAAGGTGTTGTGCTCTATTCTCCTGACGGTCAAACATTGAAGAAAATTAAGGCGTCTCATTATTGCCATTTGCATAAAGTTGCCGCCGGAATTTCCAATGTAAAATCAGTGATGGATTTGTTTTTGGCTTCTCCACGCTTTATCTGTGCAAATGATTTTTATGATTATGTTGTCAATACAACTGACTATGAGATTGCCGAGCGAATTCGCCCAGAAATTGAAACAGTGGTGCAGGCATATAATTGCTATATTCAAAAACGCGATGCTATGATTGACTGGGCAAACTCATTGCGTGCGTATGACACTCGCCGAGAACAAGCGTATGCAATAACACAACAATATGATGATTGGCGCAAGGCGCATTGCTTTAATATATTGTCCGAAAAACAAACTGACGACACCGTTGCGATTTTTTATGAATTGGAGCAAGTGAAAATTGAACCATAAATAAAACTATGAAAGCAACATTAGAATTTCAATTGCCCGAAGAAGATTATGAATATACGGCTGCCGTAAACGGCACAAGAAGCTTGAGAGTGCTGGACGAACTGTTGAATGAACTGCGCACCGCACAAAAATACAACGGTGGTCATTTTCGTCAAGATGAAAACATTGACGAAAATGTCAGACAGGCATGCGATCATTTAATAGATCAATTCAGAGAATATGTTTGGGCTCTTCGCACTGAATATGGCGTGCCAGACAATGATTGAAATTGAAGTGTGTATAAATAAACAAGTATGAACAACAGCAATATTTTTCGCAAACAAGACGCACTATGTCACGCCGCAATGTCCGTTTTGGATCCATCATGTGTTCTTAATGAAGAGACAAAATTCAAGTCAGGTCAAAAGGTGAAGATTAAGACCGTGGCAGACTACGGCCCGGTGTCCGCGGGAGAAGAGTTTGATGCAGTTTGGAAACAAGTTGGCGGAATGCCAAATCAAATGCGCCTAGATATTGATTTTCGAGGATCTTATGCATTGAGACATCCATCAATTTTTTATAATGCCGCCACAAACGAGGTTGAAATGGACAAGCGATGGGAATTGATTGAGCCGACCGCATAGGACGGTAAAAACTTGTTCACTTTTTTGTTTACAAATGTCATAAAGTATGGTACAATAACTTTGTAACCAATACTTTATGACTGAATCACTACACTGTAAACCTGTTAAACTCGAACTTGTTGGTCTTAACGGCAATGCCTATTCTCTTATGGGAGCATTCCAATCAGCGGCACGCCAGCAAGGACGCACAACTGAAGAAATCAAGGCGGTATTGGATGACTGCACGAGCAGCGACTACAATCATTTGCTCAGCGTTTTAGTACAACACACTCTATGAATACAGAAATTAATTATGCATCTCTTGCTGGTGCCTACAAAGGCACTATGCACGGATTAATCTACGCCTTAGTGCAAACCAATATCGTTCACCCAAACAAATATGATGAGCTCAGGGCCTTTATTACAAAGGAAATCGAGCGCATCGAATCAACATACGGCAAAGCTTCAATTTCAACTGGGGGTGAAAAGGTTTCGACATGATAAGAAACACACCTATTGCAACACACAGTCTGCTTGACTTTAAAAGCGAAAAACAAAAGGCGAAAATAACCTTGCATTAGCTGCGTAAGCTACGTCCACTTTTTGACTCCTCTAAAAGATGTGGGCGACGACAGAGGATAGCTTTTTAGGCAAATCTAAAATAGGTTGAGTACACCAAACTATACTCTGGGGCACAACGTAGGTGCATAGCCGGCAAGCATGGCGAAAAAAGCTTGATATTGTTGTAGATTATAGATTGTTTGTATCGTGGACTCGGGTTCAACTCCCGACACCTCCACCATTTTAATAAATACAAAAAATCAAACATTTGCAATACGTGAAAATTCTAAACAAAAAACCAATTACCTTTTGGATCGAATATTTTTCATTGTGTAAAAAGAATGTATGTGTAATTGCAACGGAGTATAACTGTACTTTAAATGATTGTGTTGGAGAATCTTACTTTAAGTGCTTGTTTATGAGTAAACTGGAAAAAATATGAAAACAGAGGAAACAAACCCGGTCTATATAATTGGAGACATTCATGGACAATTTGCCAGATTAAAAAATTTGGTGTTTCAAAACAACATTAAGGATTGTACTTTAATTTGCGTAGGAGATTTTGGTATTGGATTTAAGCGCAAATATGGTGCTAATGTTGATGATTGTATTGTGCTTAACACTTTTTTTGCCAAGCGCAATATTGTCTTTATGACAATACGCGGCAATCATGATGATCCGATATTTTTTAATGACGCTGAAAAACGAATAAATCTTAGCCACGTTAAATTACTTCCGGACTATTACAGTGAAACTATTAACGGCGAAAAGTTTTTGTTTGTAGGCGGTGCGGTTAGCATTGATCGACGATTGCGCGAAAACAATGTCAGCTATTGGAGCAACGAAGCTTTTGTGCTGGACACAAACCGCGTGACCGCATGTGATGTTCTTATTACACATTCGGCACCAAGTTGGGTTGGGCCATATGATAAAAGCGCCATAGCAAGCTGGACGCAAAAAGATGCATCGTTGTGGGAAGAGTGCATGCAGGAACGACAGGATCACAATGCATTAATCTCATTGTGTAAACCACGCAAATCTTATCACGGTCATTTTCATTGCAATGGTATGGCACATGCCGATGGCTGTTTGGCGACAATATTGAATATTGAAGAAATTAAAGAACACCGCTCCGATGCCGCCGAAAAAAACTCGGCGGAAAGACTCTTCAATCGCTTCGCACCATTTTAGCATCATGATTATAAAAACACAACAAGCGAAATTTACATATTCTTCTTTTCGAGCAAAGATTCTTCGAAAGTGGGATTGGTGGATCTATTGTCGTGCGTTTCACAGTTTGCGCAGAATGGCAGCGGACAATCCAGGACTAACTTATCTTATGGAAGTTCAAATTCGAGAATGGAACGAAAAGTCGAAGATTACTCCGGCGCTTCAAAGCTCAGCCGAAGTCTTTCATGCTGCAATGCGTGATACGATTGCGCAAAAATAATGGTTTACATTTTTCTATAATATGATACTATAAAGACATGATTAATCATACATACATTTCATCGGATTTGACAAAACTGTTTAAAAAACCATCTTTAGTTTTTAACCAGTTCTTTCGCAGTGATTTGAAAAATAAAATTGAGGCATGGTTTAATCCTCGTCAAAAATGGTTAACACAAACAATTCCAAACACATGGTGCGATAAAGTGACTCTTATTCCGCATCTTCTGTTTGAATGTCTTGTTCATTATGTTGAACATGAAGAAGGACTTCAAGATCAAATTGACTGGTCACAAGATCTTAAAGACGGTCACGTGTCGCAACAATATCTTGATGCTATTATTAAGCGAGATAAAACACTTCGATCGGCGTATAATTACATCAAGTTTGAGCGACCTATATTGCAACGCCAGCATGAAAATTCCTACCCAGAAACAATATCAGCAAACAAAGAGTGGTTTGTCGAAAATAAAGATGGACACTACATGATGAGAAGCTGCGAAGAGCTTTACGGCATGCCATACGAACAAGCATATGCTGAAACCAATCTTCTTGAAAAACTTATAGCCAAAAAAGATATGATGACAATGAAAACAATCGTCAAATATCACGAACATTTGTGGACATGAAAAGATCAACAATTAATAGACTGCACCGTAAGCAAGATGCTCGCGTAGAAATTCTCAACAGACAAGTATTTTGTAAATTTTATGGTTTGCATAATATGACATTAGACGCTGCTATTAAAATTATACAACCGTATGGTGGTACAATTGCCGCGCAAATTGAATATTTGGATTGGCAAGATTGTCGTGATGGATATTTTGGCCCTGATAGAAGAAGTGGAAAAAATACCTATGGTTACAAATCCGAAGAATCAATTCTAAACAATCTTCAATATATTTGTGATAGGTTTAATGCACAATTTCGCCTGCAGTGGGTACTCGATTTAATTAACAAAAATTATGACTGAACAATACGAAACGCTAATAAAAACAATTGATGACGTAATGAGAATTACCACTCTTTTGTCAAAAACATGCAAGGAAAAAGAAAAATTTATGCCTGCAATTGATAGGCTGTTGGATCATCGAAATGCACTGACAAAACAAATGCAAATGCATAATAAATCTTAATTTTACTAAAATGATAAAACGAATATTTTTTGATCTTGATGAAACACTGCTGCACACCATAGTTGGAAATCATCCAAACCAAGAGTGCTACACGCATAAGGACAGTAGTAGAGAATCTTATTTTACAATTTTTAGACCAGACGCAGTGCATCTTATTGAGTTTGCACGTGAACTTGTCGGAAAGGAAAACGTATATATTCTTACTGCCGCAACAAGATCGTATGCGCATGAACTAAACAGTGCAGGAGGTTTTGATTTTGATCATGATCATATTTTTGCACGAGAAGATCAAGACCGTTATGCACACAAAGTTCAATTGGCCTACGGATCGGACTACATTTATGCAGAAAATAAAGACATTGCAGATCCTGAAAATGTTCTGATTGACAATCTTCCAGAACGATACAATGCAGGCAAATGTAGTTTTATTGGGATGCTTTCACAATATATCAAGGTCAGAGACTATTATGGAGCCAACGGCTCGTGGGTTGCTGCTGAAACAGAGCGCGTCAAAAATGATATTCGGGAACTCTATGACCTGCCATCTTTATGATTGTTATTTGTCTAATATGTTTTGTGCTTAGCATGATATATTCATGTGACGTGCTTGCCGTGGTATTTTTAAGTGTTGCGCTGATGCTGCTGATCGTTGAACTGTTATAAGTGTGTTTTATTGGTGACCGGCCGATGCGCCCAAATAAAATGCATTTTGTTGAAAAAAGTTGTTTACAAACGGCGATTTTTATGGTAGAATAGTCCCGTAAGGAAACACCACATTATGAGCCTAGAAAAAGCAATATTGTAAAACAAGAAGGCGTTTGGGGTGATCAACTCAATACAATTACCGAAGTAAAATATCCATTTGTTTGTGGTAATGCTCATTTAGGAAGAGTTGTTGGCAACGTTTTTGAGAATAGTGAACTCTTAAAATGAAACAATACAGTATAGACATGACTAAAATCAAATTTACAGACGAACATCTCCATGTGATGATGACAGCTTTGGAAGTATATTCCAGATTGCGGGCAGGACAAATCAAAATTGCCATTGATACGGCATTTCGGGATGTAGGACTGTCTTGGAAAGAATCCGAATCCATTGAAAAATTCGTGAGAGGTATCCTGTATCCTGGACCGCCCGCTTTGAAATACGCGGGAAATGGAAGTTATTGCGACCAATACGGTCGCGCTTACAATAAGGACGGGACAATGGATGATAGCCGAATGACATATGAAGATAAAATTCGTTTGAAGCGGTCCGAATTACATGCTCCCTGTGGAGTAGGTCATGAACAAATGATTAAAGGCGGAGGTACGTTGGCATATGAAATCTATTCCACATTGCGTCAATATGTGTCTCTAAAAAATAATGATGGCTATGAAGGTGCTGGCGTAAGTTATAGTAGCCCTTTACAAATCACGCAAATTCCTTTGCCAGTGATTGAAGGATTTTCCGCAGACAAGCGGTTTCTTATCAAAGGGAAGACCATTGTTGATCAACTGAATAACGCTCAAGAAACCAAAAATTACACCAAAGTTTGGGATGTTGTACGAGAATATTTGGGACGAAAATATCCTGAGCTTGACGGCTATTCTCAAGCAAAAATTGAAAAAGAGGATAATCATTATGTTGTAATTGTAACAGGAGCAAGAAAGAAAAGAGATGAAAAAAATAATTTTGCTTAGAGGCGCATCTGGGTGTGGTAAAAGTTCTGTGGCACAGCTTTTTGGTGGCGAAGTTGCGATTTGCACTGCCGATGATTACTTTTATGATTCATGGGGAAAATATAATTTCAATCCTGATCATCTATCAATCGCTCATAAACAATGCCAAGAAAAATTTGTGTATGCTCTGGATAATCCAGACTTTGATACCGTTGTGGTGGCCAACACAAACACCAAAGAACAAGACTTTCAATTTTATGTTGCTGAAGCGGAAAAACGTGGTATCATGGTATTCTCGTTGGTAGTGGAAAAACGTCACAGTGGAGTCAACACTCATGAAACACCCGATCATGTGATTGATCGGCATGTAGAGAATATTAAAAATAGCTTGAAATTAAAATAATCATGAACTCGGAAATGAAAGCAAATCCTGAAGAATACAATTATGAAAAGTGGGTGGATGAAAGAATCTGGCGATACTGAGCTTAAAATTGTTCAAAACCCTAAAAATTTTAATTTGGTTATATGAAATACAAACTAAACATATCCAATGGATGCACCGCAGGAGGACATTTAGAAGTCAATGATACCTCCTATTCCTGTGAAGACAAGCGTTACGAACTATCCGCAGAACCGCGCGAAAGCTTTCATAATGATTCGTTTGCGGAAATTCGGCGCATGTTTGATGATGGGGAAATCGGCGTAAATGATTTGGTGGAATTGCTCCATGTGGAGGATACTCATTATTCCGAGACTTGCGATCAATGCGGCGACAATATGGTGACGACTTATTACGAATTTTAAATATGAAAAAAGAAACACAGGCACTTGAAACACGTTCTCCGCAAGAGATTTTCCTCACCGCTTATCCGTGGGGATGCAGTTATCACAACGCTATTTTTGATAAAAGATTTGATCTGCTGCCCGAACATCAACAACAGATCATCAGAATGTTTTTCGGCTCTGGCTGCTACGGTGTGGCGGAAGCAATAGTGCTTTGGATGAACAGTATGGATTGTTCTGCGGGTGCAAGAGAAATGATTCTTGACTATCAAAACGAATATGATAAACTGATGGACAAATATGAACAAAGAGCTTGAAGAAACACTAAAGTCATTTTGGACAATTGATTCGACGCAACCGTTAAATCTTGATTCATTGAACGAAAGTGAAAAGAAAATATGTGACGATATCTTACGTGCGGCAGAAGTTATGAGAGAAAATGTTAAACGATTTTTCTCACATTCTTAATACAATAAATTATGATACAATAATCTTGTAACACTACCACACTATGAAACTGATCGCAAAACAACTACATCCAGTCGAAACTCCAACCTTTACCGTTGGTCAAGAAATCATTCTCGTGGAGTGGATCTTTGATGGTCGTACTTCAATTCGCAGGCTTTATGCGCTGACCGTTACCAAAGTTAATCACACCACTTTGATCGCAGTTGATAGGAGGGGCAACGAGTGCAGTGTTGATCCTCGTACCGATAAACTTACCACTCGTGAGGAGATTATAAAAAATGCTCTTGCAGAAATCAACTGAACAGCTATGATTACCGAATTCTTTTCACTTTGGACGCTATTTGGCTGTTTAATACTGGCCGTAGGAATTATAATACTAACATCAACAGATAACTTTCCAGAATAAAAAATAAAATATGAATGTAGAATTTGCAAGACTAGAAGACAATATGATTCAGTTTGAATGTACTGATTATGATGGAACAGTGTATGGTGTATCCGACACACTCCAAGACGGAGCCGTCGTAGATACATTGGTAGTAGATATGGAAACATACGATGAAATTCAGGACAGTGAGCTTTTTAAGCGCATTGTCTCTGCTCGAGCCGAATATATAAATGACAACACTGATATTCAAAACGCAATCAGCACGTTTGTCTAAGATTTAATTTTATGATCATACCAATCACGAAAAACATCCATTTCGGAGCGACTCTTGCAAGCCGAACCACCAATGAAAAGTTTGAGCAATGGGAACTTGAAGCACATACTCGACCTAGATTTGGGCGCAACTGGTGGTTTTGGTGGCCGACGCTTAGAACAAACGGCGGGCGTTTCAGATCGTACGAAAATACTGACATCGACTTTCATTGGTTGTGTTTGTCCATGTTGATCACAGCGCATTCCTGGAAATGTCCGACGAACAGTCACAACCTAAACACTCATTAACACCATGAAACAAATCCACAATACTCCGCACGCCCGAGCGGTGCTAAATACATTTGATGGGGTGGCACGTGAATTTGTCACTGACTTGGTTGACCGTGCCGAGGAATTAGAGCGTATGCTTAACGAGGCTTTGAAAAAGGTCGCTTCTGAAGATACTGGTCGCGCTATGGCCAAGTTGCTGCTGCAACGCGATGAAGCGCGGAAGGCTTGGTATGAAATGCATTCGAGCTTTGAACGCAGTCGGGACGAAGTTGAAAAGTTAATCCGCGAGCGCGACGCTTTAAAAGCACTGCTGACCAAGGAGCAAGGCGCAACAAGCCTTGGGATGATAGTATCGCAAAATATTTCTCAAAATACGTGACAAGTGATCTTTAAAATTCATAGCTCTCCAACCAACAACAATAATAATACAAATATGATGATACAATGCAATACAACGGACGCGTTACAAACAGCACACACTGCTTTTGAAGGCAATAACTTTAAGTTTGATTTTTATAAAGATCTGAAAACACTCAAGTTTTTTACAAAGGAAGCTTTGGACAATGCGGTTTTTCTAATTCAAACACTCGGTCTAAAAAATGACACAGACTTTCAAATTGTGCCTCATTTTGACTATGACAATCCTTCGATTTATGCACCTGGAAAGCTCTGAGGTTTTTATGTATAAATAATTTTAGTAATACTACAATGGTATTACCAAACCAAAACACAAACACACAAAACAATGAATAATAAAAACGCATATGAAATCCGCCTGGAAGTATTAAGTCTCGCTCACAGCGATTCTTGGAATACGTATCACGAAAAGTTGAATGTTCTTAGAGAACAAGATCAACGCGCAATGGAAGATTATTACAGAAAGAGGGACGCGAATATATCCACTCCGTTGCCTATGCTTTCATTTACCGCTGCGGCAATTGAAGCGCATATTCCGTCGCCAGCAGATATTAAAGCTCGTGCAGCAGAACTTTACAGTTTTGTAGAAGGAGTATAAGAAACATAAGATGGAGTTTCTATAGAAATTCTTTTTGTTTCAATTGTAGAAACTCCATCTTAAAACATTTCAATTTATAAGATTGTAATGGAACATCATTGATCCAGGATGCACTGTTACTAAAACCACTGCCCCACCAATGATATGCATTGGTAAATTGATGGATTTTATCACTGTTGGTCATAATAAAATAATCGGCCAGTGTTCCGGCCACATCACCGTTTCCCACTGTAAGGTGTGTCGTTGCGCCGTTGGTTGTGTATAATCCAAATTTTTTTGCAATTAAGTTTTTAATTGCTGTGCTATCGGATAATACAATAATGTGTTTATTTGAACCTTTTCTTATGTGTGTAATCGTTTTACCAATTTCATCATATAATCTTTCAATGACATTTCTTTTTAAAGCTCCACCAAAAGCAACAGGATCACCTGTTCTTATGTGAATTGTTTCGTATGAAGCCATGTTAAAAGAAGGATGGCATACACTTGAAATTTTATCTTGCAAAAGATCATTTGGGATCATACTGTTTCTTACAAAAGTTTTACAGTCCTGCGATATTGGAAAAGTTTGAAATGCATTACAATATGTTCTTAGCACCTTACCTTTGCGGTAATGCTTTTTGATCTTATTCCACAATTCCAAAGTGGAGCGTAATTCATCTTCATACACATCAATAAGATCAATGGATTTTTGTGCACCACTTTCACTTGATTCTTCGTGACCTTTTAAATATGCACCCATTGGATGTTGTGAAAAATCAACGTCAAAAGGAATGTTCTTTTCGGCGCAAACTTGGTGCAATGCTATATTGCCTCTAATAAAATCGCCCAAACCCATTCCATTGATTGGTCGTGTTTTGTATGTATTGATTATCACATTTTATTTATAGTAAACTCATTTTGTTGTTTACAAACGCCAAAAAATATGGTAGAATATTGACGTGAAAGAACATTATGGCATTTTTAAGAAAGGCGACTCCCGCGTAGTTTTTGCTGGGCGACAAGAAGTCGTACAACGTGCATACGACTGTTTAAAAGACTGTTTCTACTTTACCGCAGGAACAGCCAAAGCTCGTGAGGATGCGTTTCCTTATTACATTAAACAACTTTAAGCATTATGAAACTCGGATTGGTATGTATTAGCGAAATTCTTAAAGCAAATGAAAAAATTGCATTTAAGACAATGACGCGCAAAAGCTTTAACAGCATGGATCGCAATACGGCAATTGCAATTTTAAGTTCTCGCATATTGCACAACACAATTGTGGTGCGTCAAATTATTGCGCATCTTTCCAATGTTGGAATAAGTCATTACAGAATAAGCAGCTGTATGTTCCCGTTGGTTACGGATCCTTCATTGCAATTATCTTATGCTGATCTGCCAGACATTGATGCTATTAAAAACAATTTGGAAAGTGCAGGATCACTTGCGAGGCAATGCAACATATCATTAAGTTGCCACCCAGATCAATTTAATGTCCTTGCCAGCTACAATCCAAGTGTTGTGGAAAAAACAATTGTTGAATTAAATCATCAATCATATGTCCTTGATCTAATGGGTTGCGCGCAAGACTTATCTTCTCCAATGTGTTTACATCTTAATCGTGCTCCAGACTTTAAACGAGAAAGTTTGGAACAATACAAAGCACGATTTTTGACCAATTTGTCATGCTGCAGTGATGGTGTTCGTGCACGTCTTGTGTTGGAAAATGAAGATAAATCATTTTGGAATTGCCGCAATTTGTATGAACATTTTTCTGATGTCCGAGCATTGGTGTATGATAACTTACACGATGCTTGTAATCCATCGTGCGAAATGGAAAATATTATACAATTGTTTCGAGATACTTGGGCACAATATGTTCCGGTATTTCATTGGAGCGAAGGCATAAACGGATCGCGAGCGCATTGTGATCGTGCATCACACGTACCATCTTGTGTAACGGAAAATCTTGATTGTACATGGGAAGTGGAATTAAAAGCAAAGGATTTTGCTATACTGGAAATTTTAAATAAATAAAGATATGAGCGTATATTTCATCGGAGACCCGCACCTAGGACACCGCAACATTGCAAAGTTTCGACCTTTTGTAACTTCAACAGAGCACAACACACAATTGTTTCTTGACAGTTGGCATAAAACCATTAGGAAAAATGACATTGTTTACTTTATGGGTGATGCTGCATTTGATAAAGAATCATTGGATTTGATTGGTAACCTGCGTGCCCGAAAGATTCTTATTAAAGGTAACCATGATAACATGGTATCAACGGTGGATCAAGCCGCAGTATTTGAAGAAATTCATGGAATGCTTAAATACAAAGGAATGTGGCTGACGCACTGCCCAATACATCCGGATGAAATGCGTGGTCGCAAATGTAACATTCATGGCCATGTGCACAACAAAAGCATAATGAAAGGTTACGGTCCATGGAAGCGTCCTGACCGTAAATACATTAATACCTGCGTAGACGTTGTTTATCCAAAATATGGTACTATGTTTCTAAACTTGGAAGAAGTAAAAAGAATAATTAATTTGTAAATTTGATTTTTGTATAAATACCATTGATGATGCCATGTCGGTATCAGTAACAACAACAACACAAATATATGGACATACTACTTAATTTTATTTCTGAACAATCATGGTTTGGTATTGTAACTGCAGCTATTGCTCTTGCAAGTGCAATTGCAGCTGCGACACCTACACCAAAACCTGGAACTGTTCTTGCCAAATTGTACACCGTCATTGATTTTCTCGCTCTTAATATTGGTAATGCAAAGGATGATGGTACGAAAAAATGAACACGCTAAGTTTGTTTTTGGTTGCCATAACCGAACTTGCTGTACAGTATGGTGCTTATCTTAAAAGCAAAAGAGAAAATGAAATCGACAAAATTGAAGATGAAATTGATGCTCTCGCTGCTGATGGCAGTCCTGCTAGCAAATTGCGGATTGAACGGTTGGCCAAAAGAATCAAACGAAAGAGCGAACGGCTCAAATCTTTACACTCCGGAAACAGTAACATTAGTTGAAGGTATATCGTACCAATTTAAAGAAGGAGTGTTAATTGGTCGCGATGGAGAAAAATACCACAACGATTACAGCTATCGTAGAGCAATAATTATTGGTTCATACAAATAATTATCAAAATTCTACAAACTTAAAACCAAGAGGTACTTTATCCTCTTGGTTTTTTGTTTAATACTTCTACAATATAAATAAACATTATGTCTATAACATCACAATATCGAAAAATGTATCAATCTCAAAGTCTTAAGGAAGGTGTATCTTATCAAGACATAAATGACGTTCTTAAAAACTTTCAAGATAAAGTTTTGGATCCTTTTATTTTGGATAAGGATCTCAATCAAGAACTTGTACTTCAATTGAAGGACATATATGATACAATGGATAAATTAATAAAAGGTGATCTTTTGGAATTAAGAAAAGGTGAACAATAATACATTTTGTTGTTTACATACTTTTGAAATTTGATATAATAATATTAAGGTCTTAAAGGCGCCATAATGGCTTGACCTTGTTTTGTTATAAAACAAACATTAAAAGTACCGAAGGTTCCCGAAGGGATGACAAATGTGTGTATGATTCCTTCTATGGTAGGATTGGATGGTAATTTCCAACCGTAAAAAACCTTAAAATTTTGTTTACAACCGCGGTAAAGTATGGTAGAATAGTACCGTAATGACCGCCTACCCTTTGGAAGATTCACTCCGTTCTCGTAAGACTCCTATTTTTGGAGTCCGTGAAAAGACCTACGGAAAAACTCACGATGTCTATACAGGTGCACCATGCATTTGGTCCGCCGACAGAGGCGCAACTCATACGCTTTATTGCGGTGAAACTGAAGGGCCGTTTCGGCGTCCTGGTACTGGAACGCGTCCTGCTCGGCTTCTTAAAACGGTTCTTTATGTAGGAACTGATGAAGAAAATGATGCAATTGTTTGGGAAAAATGGCACATTCAAACACTTTGGACCTTTGCTAACGACAAATAATTGAAAAAAGATGTTTACAGCTGCCATAGAATATGGTAGAATATCTTTGTAAGGAAATACCACAACATTATGCACACACGTTCAACAATCTCAATTCAAACATCGGAAGATGCCATCCGCACCATTTATTGTCATTATGATGGTTACCTAAGTCACGTCGGCGCAATGCTGCATACATATTACAATACTGAAGAAAAGGCCAATGCACTAATTGACCTTGGAGATCTTTCCAGTCTTGATAAAAATATGACGCCTGATCCAGATGCACGTCACAGCTTTGATCATAAGCAAACAGATGTGGTTGTAGCATATCATCGTGACCGCGGTGAAGCACTACACATTGACCGATCCGTTTCAATTCATGAGATTGACAGTCAAGAGTATAACTACATTTTTAAGGACGGTGCATGGTACTATTGGACCAATGACACCAGGAAGCTTCAACTTCTTACATTTTAAAAGTATGTCAAACGAACAATCTGAAATGAAAATTGGTGATATTATTGTAGGTGTCATTGTGTTTTTGCCTTCAATACTACTATTGTTATTTTCTCTGACCATTCTTGCCGGAATGATTACAGCGCTCGTAAAATTGATCACAATTTGGTTTTAATCGTGCACGTTCACCGACATTTTAAAACTATTGATGATACATTGTTTCTTATAAACATATCATACCAATCGGATGATTCAATGATTGTTTTAAGCAATTTTACAATGCACTCAATAGTCGACAACATTGTCGGTCCTAATATTGTAAAAAAAGAGCTGAAAGATTTTGACGCGCTGGCCTTGTCTAATATTTTTGACATACTAATAGGCGATGGCGCATTAAGTTAACAATAAATAAACTTATGATATTTAAAACATACATTAAAGAAGGTTATAACAAAATACTATATAACATATATGAGAAACGCAGTTGACTACGAACACGGATTGGATCGAAAAAAAGTAGATCTTTCACCATCAACACTTGGCGGTTTTATGGAAGAACCGGATCAAATTGATGAAATTGACTTGTGGAAAAAAGAATGGACAGGAATGCCCGAATATGAAGAAGGTGAATATGTCTATAAAAGTATTCGCGTTCATTTTAACAATGAAGAAGATTATCTTGAGTTTTGCAATCTTATTGGACAACCAAATATGACTCTTAAAACAAAGAGCATTTGGCATCCTGCACAAGTGCGCGGCAAAAATTCATTGCTGCGATGGATTGATGGGGAGCAAGAAGATCAACTACCGTAAAGTTATGAACCCACAATATCCTGTCTATATTATTTCCAAAGGTCGTGCTGATAGTCGAGTGACAAGTAGGTCGCTTGAACATATGAAAGTGCCATACAGCATTGTCATTGAACCGCAGGAATATGAAGCATATGCTGCTGTAATTGATCCTAAGAAAATTTTGGTTCTTCCGTTTAGCAACCATGGACTAGGTTCTGGACCTGCTCGCAACTGGTGTTGGGAACATGCCAAAAGCTTAGGCTTTAAGCGCCATTGGTTAATGGACGATAACATTAACCGGTTTTACAGATTGCACAAAGGTCGCAGAATTATAGCCGAAAGTGGAACCATGTTTAAAGTGATGGAAGATTTTGTTGATCGGTATGAAAATGTGCCATTGGCAGGATTACAATACACATTCTTTTGTGTTGATGGTTTTAAATATCCTGCATTTGCTGTAAACCGAAGAATCTTTTCCTGCATGCTTATTGAAAATGATGCTCCGTTTCGATGGAGAGGCAAATACAATGAGGACGTTGATCTTTCACTTCAAGTGCTTAAAGCAGGGCAATGCACAATATTGTTTAATGCGTTTCTGCAAATGAAAATGGCAACGCAAACAGTCAAAGGTGGTAATACCGAAGAACTATACGGTAAAGGAAAAGCGGAAAACGGCAAAGGAACATTGGATAAATCTCAGCTGCTTGTCAATATGCATCCCGAACATGCAAAAATTGTTTGGCGCTACGGACGTTGGCATCACCATGTTGACTATGGCACATTGGTACACAATAAGCTTATTAAAAGAACCGACATTGAAATTCCTACCGGTGTTAATACTTATGGCATGAAACTTGTTGAAAGACCGTCTTGGGTCGGTATTAATGATAAGCCTAAAAAGACAAAGGTGACAAAAAAGAAAAAGGCGTGAGATTTGCGAATTATGTGCGTCATCCAGCAATTTTGGCGCCAATTTCTGTCTAAAGCCGAAAAAAAGTGCATTTTGTTGAAAAAAGTTGTTTACAACTGCTGATTTTTATGGTAGAATAGTCCTGTAAGGAAACACCACAACATGAACAACTACCCGACTCACGAAGAAATCGCCGCTCGAATATTGACTCTTGTCAACGGTAACTTGAACTGCCCATGCGCACACAATCGCGAAAACCTGAATGACATTATTGTAGACTTGCAACGGTATCGCGAGAGCATTCCGACCGTGAGTGATTATGTGGAAAAAAATCTGCTCTGATTATTACAACAAAAACAAACAAAACAACAAAACGTATATTATGAAACTAAACGATAAAGCACAAAAGACATTGGAAATGCTACTTGCCGGTGGCGATGGTAAACCTAAAGCAGGTGGAATTGTATTTGGAACTACGGTAATTTACAATGCCGGGCGTGCCGCTGGAATGAAATTCCGAGAAATTCAGGAAACTTTTATGACAGATGCTCTTAAAGTTGGCTATGGCAAATATGATTTGGTTGCTCTTAAACTGTTAAGTGAGTTTAAGACCGAAACATGTGCCGCGCCAAAACAACTTGCCGCAAAGAAAGTGGCAACCAAAGGTAAGCAAAAACCTCTTACCAAGGAGGAAAAATATCAAAAAATGCTTGAAGCTTCCGCGGACTGGGAGGTTGTATATTGTGCCGAAACGGAAGAAGCACGGGAAAAAGCAGAACAAATGTTTGAATGAAAGTTTTGAGGTTTTCATGGAAGAAAAGATTAAAAGGATTATATCGGACTATCTTATTATTGATAGTTCAGAAATTTCCTCTGATCAAACATTTGCAAATCTAGGATTAGATTCGCTTGATATGGTGGAAATATTTCTTAAGATTGAAGACGAATTTGATATTGAAATCGGAGATGATGATTCTGATAAAATTCGCACCATAAGTTCTCTGGTCCAATATTTAGAAAATTATGAGTGAGGATATAAAATACCACGGCTACAAATATTGTTTTATTGATGTTGAAACTACAGGTCTTGACCGCAAGCTGCATAATATTTTCCAAATTAGCGGAGTCGTTCTTGATTCCAACCTTAAGGAAATTGAAAGCTTTGACCTTAAGTTTAAACCGCACAGTTTGGAACATACTGAGCAAGGTGCGCTGGATGCCACAGGAATGACAATTGACGATTTGATTGCATTGCCTATGAAGTCACACGAAGCATATCAAGAGCTTATTAAAATATTGTCACGCCATGTCAATAAATTTGACAAAAAAGATAAAATGCATTTTGTTGCATACAATGCATCTTTTGACGGCGACTTTATGCGTGAATTTTTCGCAAAACATAATGATGCATATTTTGGTTCATGGTTTTGGAATCCGCCGATTTGTGTAATGCTCGCGGCCGCTTGGTTTACTCAACGTGTGCGTGGAGCATTTCCCAACTTTAAATTGGGAACATTATGTCAATGCTCTGAAGTTGGATGGGATGAATCGCGAGCTCATGATGCGCAATATGACATTCGACAAACGGTCGGACTATTCCGATACTTACACGAGAATTTGTGCACATTATGAAAATATTAGTATCAGGGAAAAATGGCAAACCTAAGATACGTACCGAGATTTGCATGTTTGTGTTTGAAGCATCTGAAGCAAAATATGTGAATGATCAGCGAGATGGAGACGCATATGTTGTACAATGTCCGGAATGTGAAGCATCTTTGTGGGTTGCCGCCAAATTTTTCCGCTAAGTTTGTATACAGGCTATAGAATCTGAAATATTTTCATTTTGTTGAAAAAAGTTGTTTACAAACGCGGCAAAGTATGGTAGAATAGTCACGTAAGGAAACACCACACCATGACCAACACCACTCTATCAGCCCACCTCGCCTCACTCAATGCAGTAACTCTTGCCTGGGTTGCTGAGGATTCGGATAAATACCGCGCCGCATTCACCTACACTGAGGATCTGTCCTATTGGAATGAGATTGGTGTTTTTACGGTGGAAGACTTTCAACGCAACGAACTTGAATCAACCGTGTGGGACCTGTACAAAAGCGTGCATGGAGTCCGCCCTCGCTTCATGGACTTCAAGTCCATGACTGTCGCGGATCTTGAGGAAACCATTGCCAGTCTTAACGATACTGCCGAATGGCAAGCCGAAATGGAAGAAAAATATGCTGCTCAACAAAAGATTGAGGATGCTTGGCAGGCCGAAGTGGACGCGCACGAAGCCACTCTTTGCATCCCAGGTGAATTGCAATTCATCCGTGGAACCTGGGCAGTAGCTTAACATTATACAATATTATGAAAACATCTAAAATTATGAGTACAAATAAATTGATTATGAAAAAGGACAAGGATTACACTATTCTAAATAATGCAGGTGAGGAAGTGATTGTCCGAGGACGCAATGCACGAGAAGCTCTTGGTGTCTTTATGAAACGCGGTCGCTTTGGATTAGGAGCTGCATGGAGCATGACACGCCAAAAAGATGGATGGATCGTTGTCGCTCCATCATCTTCCAAAACTTTGGAACGTACATACTACAAAATGCGCGAAACACAATATGATCCTTCAATGAAACAATCATTCTAATATGTCAACGTTACCATTTATTTTTATAGGAGTTGTTTTTACAATTGCGGTTGTATCAATCATTTTAACACACTCTATTCTTTCACAATCAAAAAAGCATGATGCTCAAGTTGCAGAATTGCTTAAACAACGTAACAAAACAAAATGAGTAAAATATTTCTTATTCGTCACGCCGAAAGTGAAGGCAATGTTGACAAAAGCGTGTATTATGAAAAACACGATAGTGAAATTTGCATTACCGAACACGGCCGAGCTCAAGCACAAGAATGTTCGGATTTGTTGGTAAGTTTAGTATGCGCCAACGCTGTTGAAATTTATACAAGTTCTTATGTTCGGGCGCGTCAAACGTCTGCATATGTCTTTGACGCTTTATCCAGCAATGGTAATGTTGTATCATTGCAGGAAAACCCATTGTTGCGCGAACGTGACTGGGGAAGTTTACGCGATATTGTGGACAATCGCCACCTTAAAAAGGAAGCTCATTTTAATTTTTACTATCGTCCTGATAAAGGTGAAAGTTATGCAGATGCACACTTGCGGGTATACTCATTTTTTACTCATCTGCGTTGCATCAGACAACAAAATAGTTCCACCAATGATGTTGTAATTGTATCACATGGCGAATGGATCCGTTTGGCTCTTATGTATCTTGATGGATTTGGAGTTGAGCATTTTGCCAAACATCGCAAAAATCCAAAAAACGCAAGTATTATTGAAAGAAACCTTTAAAACTTGTTTACAAAAGCGAAAAATTATTGTATAATATGATTACACAACAAATGATAACACAAAATCTTAAAAGCATTTTAAACGAATCGTACACTCCGGTGCATGTTTCATTTACAAAAATTGACGGCACAATTCGCAATATGGAATGTACAACAAATCTTGATTTGATTCCAGTTGAATTTCATCCAAAACAAAAAGAATCGACAGTCGTTCCAAACGATAAAGTTATTCGAGTATTTGATCTTGAGAATGACGGATGGAGGTCTTTTCTCGCTGATAATGTTATCAGTTTTGAACCTGTTGCATAAGAATATGAGTGTATTTAAAGCTGGAAGAGTAATTGCTGGAGACAGCAAATGGACTGGAGATGAGCCGGATTGGCATGGATGGGAACAGTGGACCGTCCAGCGATTCTTTCAAGTGCGATCCAGAGCGTTAAATTTTTACAACTATTACCTTGATTCTTCTTCAATGAAACCTATGGTTCTTGAATGGATGAAAAAAAACGGTTATACCAAGGATGAAATCTTATCCATTAAAGAAGCACCACCGTATGCTCTTCCTTCCACTGTGGGAAAATTGGTGCGATGTTTGGAACGAGGTATGCCTTCAATGCACCCTGGAGCGGTTGAACATTTTGCTTCACTTCCTTTTCACGATGAAGACAATCCTCCAATTCCAAAAAATGATCAAGGTTGTGTGCATAATTACATTCATGGTGCATTAAAAACTTTAAAACAGGCCAAACAAGTTTCGGCTGAGGAAATTCTAACAGTCGCACCTAAAGCTTATGTTCCGTCACCGTTGGAGCGTATTAAAAAGAATGTTGAAAAAGATATTATCGCTCCTCTTGATTCCTTGCTTGACGATTGGGGTGATACATCCAAAACACCTCCTACATTGGATCTTATTGGTTACCTACGAGACAATAAAGTTCCTGCTCAAGGGTGCAAATTTATTCTTGATTGGCTTCATAGATACCATGAAGAATATAATGGTGCTCTTAAAAAAACTGATTCACAATTTGTTGAAGGTTATTCATATTTGTCAAAACCATCATTGCGCAAAATTGTAAAAATTCTCGAGGATTTTATCTTTGATGTTCAAAGTCACGCCAAGATTAAAAACAACTCACGCAAACCTAGAGTTAAAAAAGTTAAAAATGCGGACAAACAAGTGGCGCGACTTCAATATCAAACCAACAGTGCCGAATATAACATTGACAGTATTAATCCTGCGCGGATTCCTACATCGCAAAGATTGTACACTTTTAATACAAAAACAAGACAATTGAATGTATATTATGCATCCGGGTCTTCTGGGTTTGCTGTTCAAGGAACTACCGTAAAAATGTATGATACTGAATCCAGCTTTGGCACAACGTTGCGCAAACCTAAGGATATTCTTGCCGGCATTCTTGGCGCAACGCCTAAAAAACTTGATAAAATTTTCGATGGCGTGACACTTAAAAAGAAAAAGGTAAACGGTCGAATTAATACGCAAACAATAATTCTTAAAGTAATCGAAAACCGAATCTAATGCAAACAGAAAATTTAAATCTTAATATTATTACAAAACAAGATTTTGCCATGGCCATTGAAAAATTGGTAAAGGCAAAAGAAATGTCATACGTTGAAGCGATTATACATTATTGTGATGCCAATACTCTTGATCCTGTTGATATTTCCAAACTTTGTGTAGGAAGTCTTAAAGACAAGCTTGAGGCCGAAGCGCAGCGCAATAATTTATTGCCCAAATCATCTTATTCTTTGTTTTGATAAACTTAAGCACAGAAACAAACGCCAGTCCTTTTGAAGTATGGAGCATCTATACGGCGATGTGTTTGCACTTTAAAAAAGGATCAAGTTATGATGCCTTTAAATTTAATTTTAAAGGCCCAAGACTTAAAAAGGAAACATTTTTGGCTCATAAAAACCGATATGAGTTTGAAAAATTGGCAAGAGCATATCCCAAAAAGAATGATTTGATTCTTTATTTTTTATCCAACCTTTTGGCAAATAAGACTTGGATAAATAATATGACCAGAAATACTTATGATGAATACCTTGGATCAATACAGTCAATGCAATATGTTTTTAAAAGCGATATGAATGTGCTGCGCCAACATTGTGATAATTTTGATGATGCATTCGCGCCACAATGTGCAGGGGAAATTCCTGTTATATATAAGTTATATCAATCAGATGCCATTTGTTTAAACACGTTGGCTGTGCTTGATACTTTGGTTCAATACACTTTAACAATAGGCAAAAAATGCAATGATCCGCTTGGAATAATATCCGACATATCTTTTAAAATTGCCAAATATAAACCTTTTCTTCGTTCAGAAATGAATGTTGAAAAATACAAAAATATTATAATAAGTTTGTTTACAGCAGTAAATAAATGATGTATAATATTCTAATGGTGGTAATTCCACTGCAACAAAACAACAATACAAAACAAATAATACACTGTAAATACTATGTCATTCGAAACACTGAAACAAAATCGTTCCGCCGCAATTGATAAACTTGTCAATGCCGCTGAAAAAGTAGCTGGTGGTGCAACAAAATCCTATGGCGATGATCGTCTGTGGAGCCCAGCAGTTGATAAAGCCGGAAACGGTTATGCAATTCTTCGTTTTCTTCCTGCAAAAGAAGGAGAAGATCTACCATGGGTCCGTTTCTGGGACCATGGATTTAAAGGACTGACCGGGCGTTGGTACATCGAAAACAGTCTAACCTCAATCGGTCAACCTGATCCTGTCAGCGAAGCAAACAGTTTGCTTTGGAACAGTGGTGTTGAATCCGATAAGGAAATTGCTCGTGATCGCAAACGCCGACTGCATTACATTGTTAATGCTCTTGTAATTAGTGATCCAGCAAATCCTCAAAATGAAGGTAAGGTTGTCCTATACAAATTTGGTAAGAAAATCTTTGACAAAATCATGGATATTATGCAACCACAATTTCAAGATGAACAACCTATCAATCCATTTGATTTTTGGACTGGTACCAATTTCAAACTTAAAATTCGCAATGTTGAAGGTTATCGGAACTATGATAAATCCGAATTTGACAAACCGAGTGAATTGTTTGACGGCGACGAAGCACGTTTGGAAGAAATTTACGGCAAGCTTTATTCGCTTTCCGAATTTATTGATCCAGCAAACTATAAGAGTTATGCAGACCTTAAGCGCAAACTTATTGAAGTTATTGGTGCTGATGCCGCAGGAGCAACTGTTGACCATAAACCTGTTTATGAAAACACTCACGTGTCGACAAATGTTACGGCTGAGGCTCCATCACTTCCAACCGCAGGTGACGATTCATCTGAAGAAGAAGAAGATGATTCGTTAAGCTATTTTGCAAAACTTGCACAAAGCTAAGAATAATTAAAATCCAAAAGGTGGCGGCACGATAAATAAATTCGTGCCGCCATTTTTCTTTTATGAAACACATCGAAGTTTATAGCATTTATAATTGTTTGGATTGCAGTAAATACCACCGCTTGGTGGAATATTTTTGCGCTCTTCGAGATGATGTAACTTATTCGATTATTGACATTGATAACGAACGTAATTTTGAAATGATTATGGCCAAAAAACTGACACATATTCCATCAACATTAATATATGAAGATGGCGTATTGGTCCGACAAGCAGGAAAAATACTGTCACACATTGAACTGTTTGACTTGGTATACGGTCTGGAATAACTACGCGGCTGATATATCAACAGAACCTGTTGCAATGTGGCCACAACTTGCGGAGTCACCTTGGCGTACAACACCAAGACCGTTTATAAACACTGATCCACTGGATTGGATCATGGTAACATTGGAATGGCCGCCATGATTTTTTACAAGTGCTCCTTGCAGCACAGCTTCGGCGCCATTAATATACACTTGGCATGATGCAACGTTGGACAATATTAATCCTCCCGCGGTATCAATTCCTATTCGTGAAATTTTTGGCATGATTATTGAGCTGTAAACATTCCGCTTCCGCTTGCCGTAATAATAGGAGCATTTACAGAACCGTTGTTGTTTACGTTGCTTGACGTTGAACTGTTATTGGTAATATTACCACCAGTATTATTGTTAATAATAACCACAGGTGCCGCGGCAGTGGAACCAGCATTTCCCAATTGTGTTCCTACCGTTGGTGGTTTTGATTGGATTCCTTTTTGTAATAGTACAGCAGTTTCTTTTGATTGTTCTGATTCCTTAAGGCCGTTAACAATTTGAATTAATGGTGCACCAGGTTTTATGGATTCACTTAAGCTTTTAAGTTTATCATATGGTATTTGATCCAGGACGGATAATTTACCGTCAAGTTGCGACAGTGCATTTAATGCAACCACAAGTATATTAAGTCCTTCAGCGAAGGCTTTAATACCTGTAGGATCAAGTGCGTCCAGCCCTTTAAACTTATCAGCCAATGTTTCAAGAATATCAAGTTCAGAAGTAAAACCTGCCAATGTTTTCAGTCCGTTGGCCAGGTCGCGGACACCCATACCAAGAATACTTAAGTTATAACCGTGTTTGGCCAATTTAATAAGTTGTTCAATAGGACTGTCACTTCCAATACTTAGTATTTTACCAATTAAGTTTCCGATACCTGAAACAACTTGTGTTCCGGCAAACGCAACAAGAGCACCAGATAACGCCAATATACCTTTCGATGCGGATATTAAATCATCACCTTTTAGATCTTTTATTGATTTGTTAAATGTTTTTAAAAATTTTGATATTGTATCATCTTTACCTATGGCCAATTTTAAAGCAAAAATACCCGCGGAAAATGGTATTAAACCTAATGCAGCTTTTATTAAATTGAAGTAACTTAGTTTAGCAACACCTTCACCGAAGGATGTTAACGCGGCACCGCTTTTTTCGATTGTATCCCATTTTACGGTACTTAATAGCATCATACCTAATGCAAATGGAATGCTGGCAATTGCTCCAGCAATCATTGCAGGAATTGCTAGTGTTAAAATGCCGCCGCCGAGGCCAAGAGCTTTTAATGCTTCGTATATTCCATCAAAACCTTTCCAGTTTACAGCACCTAATATTGTCATACCTGCGGCAAATGGTATCAAAGATAAACCTACTAAAGCTAAAGCCCCCACGCCGGTTAAAATACCCGCCCCTACAGTTGCCATAATCACTCCAATTACAGCCAATGTACCTACCATTGCGAGTAATGCCAGGCCGGCTTTTCCAAGCGTAGGCCACTCAATATCTGCAAATAACCTTAAGCTTAACGCGGCCAGTCCTAATGAAGCACCAACAATGGCCAAAGCAGCAGCACCCTGTATTGCTTCTTTGGCAAATTTTGATAAAAGCGCCACCGAACTCATCAAAGCAACCAATGTTCCTGCGCCAGTTATAATTGCATCCGTTGGCATGTCTGCAAATAATTTTAAAGATAGAGCGGCCAGTCCTAATGAAGCAGCAACTATTAGTAATGAAACCGAGGCTTTAAGCAATGTATTACCTATTTGTTTAAGTGCTTCGGCGAGTTTTCCCATAACTTCACCCATTTTTTCAAACATTTGATCGTTTCCAGCAAAAATACCTCCTATTTCCGACAATGAAGTTGTAATTTTCTTTAAAAAGATTGTGCTGATGAAAACTGAAGTCCATTTTATTTTTGCAAAAGATGATAGTCCATCTCCTATAAGTTTTAATGGCGTACCAAATGTCTTTGCGAATCTTTTAAAAGGTATTAGTGCATTTATATTTTCGTTACTTCCTAAAACAGCTCCTATTGTTTTAAATCGGTCCGCAAATGTTTGTAATAAAAATGTTCCTTTTAATGCTTTCATCCAAGGAATTTCAGCAAATCTTGTCGTTGCAACGCTGTAATCATCCACCAATTCAATTATTGCACTGGATTTATTAACATCATCAATATTCATGGAATTTAATGAGTCCATGAATATTTGCATTCCCGCCACCGATTTTCTAATCAGCCCAGGAGCCAAACCAAAAGTCAAACCTTTTGCAATGTCCGTAAGTTTTGGTATTTTAAATCCAGCAAAAGGATCATTTTTATTTGCACCACTTGTGGCATTAAACTTGGCTGCAATTTTTTGCAAATAACCGCCATCTTTTGAAGATGCTAATTGCGCTGAAATTTGAGCTAATAAAGTAGTATCTGTTTTTGATGACGACATATATACTATTTATTATTTTTTTGCTTTAATTCTTCTTCCTTAATATAGTTTGATAATAAGCTGACATAAATTTCCCTCTCCCATGGCAACATGCCTTCAAGCTCGCTTAAACTGTATTTGTGATGTTGCATTAAAGCAAAATTAGTTTGATAGTAATTTGCCAATGATTCATGCGAGAGGCTTATACGAAAAAAGACTGAGTTCCAGAAATATTAATAGTGTTGTCGTGTGCGCAACTTTTACATTTAAAGCTTACATCTTTTTGAACCTTAGGTGTTGATTCAATAAAGCTTTCAATTTTGGACATTTGCGCACGTGTCAATGAATTGATAAATGTAGTTAATTCCGCTGGTGTTGATTTATCACCAGGATAAACAGTGTCTGCATCAAAAATGGATTCGATTGAAGCCATAACCACATTGTTGATAATTTCACTTTGCGGTTTTTTATCATCTGCAAGCAATGCCATATCCTTAACACGAATGTGACGCAAATTGATACCAACGGTATCCGTCAACATTACGGTTTTGGATGCCTTAGGATCAATTTTAACTTCAATTTCATCAATAACAATGCTGACAGGATTTGGTGTTTTACATTCTGAACATTCCAAATTTATCTCGGTAATTTCACCGATACTTTTAGAGCGAAGCTTTAAGAAAATATATTCAAGGTCATAACTTGTAATACTGTTAATATCAAGTTTTTCAAATGTACATGCACGAATAATTTCCTTCATTGCGGAAAACATTTGGATTGAATCATTTGATTCTTGTGCGATTAGTAGTATTTTTTCCTCCTTAACAAGAAATGGACGATATTCTACAATTTTACCTGTTGAAGGAATTGCGACGGTATATTTTGACGATTCTAGGATTGGTAATGGCATAATGTATTATTTTGTTGTATATTATATATGGTAAAATTTAAAATCATTTAAGCAAACGCTGACGGTAGATTTGTAGGGTTGTTTGTGGCCGGTGTGTCTGAAGGAACATTAATATCACCACGGTAACTAATTATTGGCACCCAAATATTATATGTAAAATCTACGGTTAATTTTTGCGTGGCGTTGGTTTGTGAATTATCCAATTCAACAGCACTCACAGATACTGGATATGCATCTATTAATTTGACTCCATACACATCCTGATCCTTTTCATCAAGTTGAAAAATTTCTATTGTTGTTTTAAATGTAGAATCATAAGATATAAAATAATCAGGATCAACAATTCTATTTAACCATTGATCAAAAATTTTCTTAACATAATAATCATTTGTCAGATGAAAAACAACACTAACATCTTCATTTGCAAAACCTGTAGGTATTTTTATAGGATTGCGATATGAACTAAATTCAAATGATTGAATTGTTTTGCTTGGAAATGACGCACTTTCACATAACAATGAAAGTGCACGCCCATTATCAGGAAATGCTGTTTCTGCTATTTCTATTCTAAAACGATTCTTTTTGGCAACTCCACCCTTTTGCTTAATTAATGCTACAAACTGTGCTATATTATCCATAATTGTAGAAAGTCCCTAAGCTATTTATAAACAATTTTACCAGGTTTCTTTTGCGCTTCTTTAAGCAATAAAACAATGCCTAATGATCGTAATGTATCTTCATGCCATACTTCAAATGTCCAACCTTTATCTTTTGCATATGATGCTGCGGCTTCCCATTTGGAAATATTTTTAGCATATTTCATAACCTCAAATAAAAATGCTTTTGTCTTTGCTTTTCTTTTAGGTTCTATTGTTTCCTTTTTAGGTTTGATTTCAATAAGATATGTCGCTCCATTTTTAAATGTAACTTTTAAATCAGGAAAATACAAATGTTTTCTGTTATCTGTTCGGCATACATACGGAACAATTACTTCTTCACTGCTCCATTTTACCACATGGTCATTGTTATCCAACCAACGGAATGTTTGTCGTTCCCACAATGATCTGTATTCAATACGCATTGGGTTACCTTCATATTTTGAAATATTTTTTGGTGTAAATCTACCTTTGTATGTCATATAAATAACCTTATACAACTATTTATATGGCATCACCGTTAATATATCCTTTGGAATTAAGAGGCACAAATAGACCTATGATGCGCATGAAATGCGGCAAGCCTAATGTTCCTAAAGTAAGTTCTACATCTGTAGGGCAGTCTGCTGGTATTAATCCAATTGAAATTTACGTTCCTATTCCCGTGGGGCTTACTTTTGATGATGGTGCATCATATAATGATGCTGAGCTTAATATTTTTGGTGGTTTGGCAATGAACGCTGCTCGAAATATAAGCGCCGGAACAGCTGCTGGTGGTCTTGACGGAGCGTTGAAAGGTGCATTAAAAACAGGCCAAGACGCGCTTGGTTCCGTTGGAACAAGAGATATTGTTGCAGGTGTGATAAAGGCTGCTTCAATTGGTGGAGTTGATAGTGAAATTACATCCGGTGTGGCCATTGGTATGGGAACAACATTAAATAAGAATGTTGTAACAGAATTTACTGGCGTTGGTACAAGAAATTTTTCCTTTACTTTCAAATTTGTATCCAAAAGCGAAGAAGAAACACTTGTTATTAAAAATATTATTGAAACATTTAGATCAAATTTATACCCAATAGGTAATTTTATTTCGTTGCAATATCCTCCCACATGGAATATACAATTTTTAAACGGTGTAAGTGGAGATGATATTCCGTATCTACCTAAAATATTTGAATGCTATCTTAAAGGTTTATCGAGTAATTTTAATCCGAGCGCAAATGTATGGAGACGAGGCGGTTCTCCAATTGAAACGGATGTAACAGTTCAATTTATCGAATCACGTGCATTAACATATGAAGATATTAAAAGTTTAGAAGCAAGAGCATTCCAGGAAGGTGATTTTGCACGACTGTATGGAGGTGGAAATGAAAAAGCTATCAGAGATATAATTAAAAGTTCTGCAACAACATCTACCACCGTAACTCCTCAGACCGAGACCCGTGATGCTGAGCGAAAACCAATAGCTCCCGCTGGCTATCGCTATGATATGGATCCTGCGGGCCTGCAGTAGGACCTGGACTCGGCACCGACCCTAATGCTTATAACCTGACCGACCTCTTCAAATAATAGTTAAAAATTATGTCTGTAAATTATTTTAATAAATTCCCAAAAGTATTATTTGATGTTAATAATGATGGTAACTTTTCCATTCTTACCGATATTACAAAAACCGTTGACATTAATACGTTTGATAATGATAGTGTAACATATTATACATTTCAAGAAATTGGCGACGGCGAAAGACCTGATAGTCTTTCTTATCGTCTTTATGGTACACCGCAATACTATTGGACATTTTTTGTAATAAATGATAGTCTTAAAGCAGGGTTAAGCAATGCATGGCCGTTGAACAGTCACGCGTTTGAAAATATGATGGCCAATGAGTATGATGTTTATAGTGCAATTACATTTTATCCTATATTACACGCACCTGGTACATTGGATTCAAATGGATTTTTATCATCGGATAATGCTGTAAATAAGCGATCAGATTTTTCCTTTGTTCCATTGGTACCAATTAATAATTTGTTAACATCTGTGGATGATCAAGATCAATATTTGCCATATTTGCGTTTGGTTCCCGCCACAGGTGATGCACCACCATCCGCAAAAATATTAAAATATGACAGTGCCACGTGCCAACTTGTTGTTTATGATATTCGTGATAATGTTAAAACAAGTGTGCATATTACCAACGGCGGCTCAGGCTATGCGCCTACACCGCCAGTGTCATTTGGTGCCGCACCAACTGGCGGTACCACCGCAACAGGTATCGCGGTTGTAGGATCTGACAGAAAGGTTTCATCGGTGTTTGTAACAAATCCAGGATCAGGGTATGTCACACCTCCGTCTGTTACAGTTTCATCCGAATACGCAAGCTTAAATATATTTAGAACAAAAAACATAGGGTCGTTTTTTAGCCCACTGATAGTACCGGATACTGATAATCCGCCAACGGCCATCCTTCGATCGCGCATACCAGGCGCCGCAGGAAACAATATTAGAATTAAATTTAATGGATTTTCTGGTGGGCTGCATCTCGCCCCATTGCCATTGGCGAGTGTTACATCGGTTGTTGTTTCGGGAACAGACATTACAGTAAATTATTCACCAACTCAAAGTGCTTTAACTCCAGCTGTGGTAAAGGCCGCGTTGGAGGCCAACACTCAAGCAAATACTTTGGTCGAACTGATTATTCAACCTATTAATTCTGGGCAATTTGGAACTCCCGCATCTTTCTGGCCAAATGTTTTTACTTCTTTTTCGGGTGAATTTACCACCTGTAATGTGGCGATTGATTCGCAAGGAAGTGTAATAAGTGTTAATGTTGTAACAAATTCCGATACATTATATTTGCCAGCGCCGACTGTAACATTTGGTTCAGCACCATCAGGTGGTACTACCGCAACAGGTATTGCAGTAGTAGACTCGGGAGGAAGTGTAACGTCAGTTGTTATAACAAATCCTGGATCCGGATACGTCACAAACCCTACTGTCACATTTGGAGCAGCACCGGCAGGTGGTATTACAGCAACTGGAACGTGTGATGTTTCCAAACCTGTAATCTCCAGAGAATCGCTATTAAACGCCGAAAGCTTTAAACTGTTATGGATTAATCCATACAATCAAATTACGCAAACCGATGCATTTAATGCCAATGAAGCTCTTAAAGCACGATTTGTCACAGCCGCTTTGACATATTTTGAACCTATTGATAGATATTATTATCCCGGCCGAGTTTCAGACCCTTCGAATAATACGGATCCGACTTACGACAATAGTACTATAGGGCGGGAAAGATATATTTTTGATAAAAACTATTTAAAGGTTCCCAATTCCAATTCAAAAGTTTATTCATGGGAACTTTATAGAAATGCAACGGCTCAATATACATCAACTCAAACAGTAACTGTTGACGGTGAAACTGTAACAACAACAATTCCCGTTTCGGTGTATGATGTATTGTATCCGCGCAATGATACGCCTGATACGCCCCCACCACCAATTGGTGTTTTAAGTTTTTATGAAAAAGAAGAAAATGCCAATAGTGATAAAAGAAACATTAAAGTAATAAGACCTGAGGTTATTAATAGATTTTCAAAAACTTATTTTGATTTGTTAAATACATAAAGCTATGGCGTATGATGATACAGTGGTGCGAAATACACCAAAAGGAGCAATTGGTGAAGATAACATATACCAAAACGTACCAGGTACATTTTATGTTCAACAAATGCTCATACAAAATCAAAAAGGTGTTGTTGTAGACTTACGCCCGTTGGTAACAAGTTTCTCATTGACTGAAGAATTATTCAGTCCTGTTATTATGTTTAATGCTCGCATACGAGATAATATTAATTTCTTTGAAGATTTTGCAATTAGCGGACAGGAAATAATACATCTTATTGTGTATAAACCAAATAATGACAAAACCGCCGTTAACAAAATTGACATTAAATTTTTTGTTAAGGAATATCCAAATTATGTTAAAACACCGCAATCAAGTGTACAAGAATATGATTTGATTGCCATTTCCGATTTTGGTTATTTGTCATTGCTAAAAAGAATAAGTCGCAGTGTAAAAGGTAATGTTGTTGATAGTATTGTAAAGATATTTGAAAAAGATCTTAATGTTAAAACCACAATTGTGTCACAACCGTGTACATCATCATTTGATGGAGTGCTTGTAATTCAAAGTCCTCTTAAAGCAATTGAATGGTTGCGACAAAAAGCATATGATTCGGAAGGATCACCGTTTTTCATTTTTCCAAGAATAGGTTCACCAAATATTATTATTACATCGCTTGCAAACCTTTTTAGGAAAAAAGTGTATAAGGAATACAACTATAGACCTTATGCCAACGGTACTGGTCCAAGCAGTAAAGAGGCATATATGGAGGCTGTTAAAAAAATTATAGATGTAAAAAGTAACATAAAGTTGGATAAGTTAAAACAAGCAAATGAAGGTGCTTTTGCCAGTAAAACGGTTGTTACAGATTATGCTAAAAAATCATTTTTTGAAATAATATTTAACCGAGATAAAGATACAAAATTAAAAGCAAATAAGCTTCTTGAAAATTCACCGTGGGGTAAAACTCTTAATTTTATTATTAACGGTATAACAAGTCCGCCAGAACAGTTGACAGATATTGCTGATGCGAGTCGTACTACAATATCAACAAATACCAATAGTAATTCCAGCGGTAATCCAAACAGTTCCACTTTGCTGTCGGAAAGTTTAGGACGACTTAAATCATATTTGTCAAACATGGAAACATTAAATCATCAAATGGAAGTATACGGTGATTTTAATTTAAATCCAGGCCGCAAAATTGTAATTAATATTCCAAAATCTTGTAACCTTGAAGAATACAAAAAGAAAATTAATACTGGTCTTGAGGATGACAACGATGTTGACGAAGCACTTTCCGGTACTTATATGGTTGCGGTTGCCGTTCATACATTTTCCGACGGCGTGTATACAACATCAGCCAAAATAATGAAAGATCAATAAAGTATGACAATTACAACATGGTTTACAGCAGTTGTTGAAGATGTATCAGATCCTACAAACAGCGGTCGTGTGCGCATCCGTTGCCTAGGTTTTCATAATGATGATAAGGCGGAACTTCCCACCGAAGATTTGCCGTGGGCCACATGTTTATTGCCTGTGACTAGTGCAAGTATATTAGGTGTTGGTATTAGTGCAACCGGGTTGGTTCCTGGAAGTTGGGTATTTGGATTTTTCCGTGATGGAGCTGAAATGCAAGATCCGGTAGTATTAAGCAGTATCGCATCTTCTTCTGATGTTGTTGGTTATGATAATGGGCTTGGTGCATTTGACGGTGTTGGGTTTAAAGATCCTTATGGTTCATATGGCTTAGGCGGTGGGTATGATATTCCAGGTGCAGCGACCAGTGGTGCGCAAAGTGGAGGTCTTTCAACTTATGGAGGTTTTGCAGTAGGTCAAAGTGGCGTTTTATCTTCGATGGAAAATCCTCCTCCACCACCAAATGTTGCGGGTGGTGTACGAGAAAAATTAGTAGCAATTGCAAAAAGCAGAATTGGTAATACATACGAAACATCGAAACATCAAGGACCTGGAATTGCTGAATTGTGGAGCTCCACAACCTTTCCCGGTGGTTATAGTGCTCGTCAGCCATGGTGTGCCGCATTTGCATCTTGGTGTGTTCAACAAACTGGAGTATTACCTGATGATATTAGACCAAAAAGTGCGGCCGCGTTTCGTGGTGGTGGTTATGAATCTTGGGCGCGATCAAACCCTTCGGTTGCAAAACTTATAGTAAACCCAAGAACAATTAATGCAGGAGATCTTGTTATATTTAGTTTTAGCCACATTGGTGTTGCATCAACAAATAGTGACTCAAACGGTTCTTTTAAATGCGTTGAAGGTAATACAAGGTCCGCAGGAAGCAGAAAAGGTAATGGTGTTTACGAAAAAACAAGATCAATTAAAAGCGTGCGAAGTGTTGCAGCTTTTATTATTTAATAAATACCAATACTATGGCAAATGAATGGTCAGCTCCGGTGGCTAAAGGTGATTCGGTTTATCCTTACAACAGTGTAACTCAAACAAGAGCAGGTCACATTTTTGAAGTTGATGATACTCTTGGCAATGAACGAATATACCGTAAACACAAATCAGGTACAAGCGAAGAAATTAACGCAAACGGTGAGCACACGCTGACAATTCTTGCCAATGGTTATAGAGTTGTGCTGGGTGATGATCATATGACTGTTAGCGGCAATGTGCAAATTACTGTAATGGGTGATTGCAACACTGTTGTCAATGGCAATTATAATGTTGAAGTTAATGGTGATTATAATGAAACAATAAAGGGAACCAAAAGAACAAAAGTCGGAGCTCAAATGCTTGCAGAAGTGACTGATGAGTATGCAATGAATATTGGCGGCGCTCAAAAAATTACAGTTCAAGGTGACCATAAACATACTGTAAACGGTGCAAGCGAAACTTTTATAGGCGCGAGCAATAAATTGGAAATTCATGGCAACAGCAAAAGTGATGTTTATGGCGCCAATGAAATTACTGTTACAGGTGATAATAATACTCTTATAATAGGGTCAAATAAAACTGTCGCAAATCAAACCATATGGAGAAGTGCACAAGGAACGATAATTTCCGCAGGTTCATCTTTGGTTACAACAAGCACTGGCGCAACAACAATTAACAGTGCAAACTTTACAAGTAAAAGCAAAGGTTCAACAACACTTGACAGTTCCGGTGCTGTTCAAATTAAAGGATCAACAATCAATTTGGATAATTAAATATGGCCGTAACAATAACAACTCAACCGGTCAATTCTACCGTAGTTAAAAACCGAACAAATACACTTAGTGTATTTGCAACAACAACTTCAGGTACATTAAATTACGATTGGTATGAAGACACCACAGTTGATGTTTTGCTACAAAGTGGAACATCGGCATCATTTACTCCGTTGCCATTAACATTATCAAAAAGTTATTATGTTAAGGTATCAAGCAGCGCAGCACCAACAGTTTTTGTCACAAGCAATAGTGTAACAATTACAGTAATTGATCCGCCTGTAATAAGCACTGAACCGTCGTCCGTAAATGTAAGAACAGGAGAAAGTGCAACATTATCAGTTGTCGTTGCACCAACGCCAAATCTTACTCCATATTCCTATCAATGGTATCTTGGTTCTTCAGGTCTTAATGATAACCCTATTGTTGGTGCGACAAGTGCGTCATACACAAAGACCAATGTTCAAGAATCTTTTACTGCTTGGGTGCGAGTGTCAACGGCGGCCGATTATGTAAATTCAAACGGTGCACGTGTTACTGTAACAGAACCGTTATTTAATGATGACGAGGAAATTCGTCAACAAAAAAATGATGCATTAAGCGGTACTTTTGCGTCTGGTGACATGGATTCCATACTTTCATATTTTCCATTGGAATCAATAAATGCATTATCGCAAGCACAATCGTTGGCAGATTGCGCCAAAAATATTCCAAATCGTTTGATGGAAATGGCAATAAAATTTGCCACAGAAAAAGCTGAAAGCGCTTTAAGAGATTCCACTGGTCTTATATTTGAAGACTTACAACGGTTAAAGGATAGTTATGATAGAGTTCAAAAGATTGTAGAATACATTCAAAATTTTAACCTAAAAGAGCTTACATTGTTGGGTGCACTAAATGCACTACGATCATACACGGGAATTGATTTAATAGAAAAAACAAACAAGATAATAGATGATTTTGCCGCGGTAAGTGGTATATCAGGTATTGTTGAACAAGCATTAAATTCTGATTTTTGTAAGGTGACAAATTATAGTCTTGACGGTAAACCGCTTCCTGCTCTTACAAATATTCCATTGGGTGTTCCACCGTCAAGTGTAAGCGGTGTTGCAATTCCTGTAGGCACCGCAGAATATGATTCGGCTCCAAAAGATGAATATGATTCATTTACATTTCAATTAAAAGAATACACTGAAACTGATCAAACAGTATCGGCGTCTTATAGTGGAACAGATCAAGAAAATTATGTTTCGAGCATATCATATTTGCATACCATCGCGCTTGCATATCATGATAAAATTGCCAAAACAGTTGATGATTCCAAAGATGCGGCATATCGCGCCGAATTTGATACATCAATAGCAAATACCGCGGCACAACATCCGTCCTGGTCAAATGATATTCTTACAGATTTTAATAATAGAGGAACAATAATATCTGATGTTATCTCTCGTAATGCACAAGTTATAAGAAACTTTTATACGCCAAGCGGATCGGGAGATTGGTTACCATGGTACATGAGTGCATACGGTCACGTCAAAGCAGATGACGGATCAACGTTGGACGCGACAACTGCGGATGATATAGCATCAGGCAAAATTAAAGAAGAATGGCAATATTTGGGAAACAGAAACAACAAACTTGTAAAAGGTACAAGTGTTGCATCCAATTATTTTAAACACGGAACTGTTCTTGATATAAGATTTGCCGACACAAAAGCACCTGTGGGAAGCGGCCGAGTACGAGTTGATGATACTGGAGGAATGTCCAAAAATGTACTTGATTATTTTGTTGCTGGAGATACAATGTTGAAAAAACAAATTACAAGTGGTTCGAAAAACCAAGGGGGAAAAACAAAACCATCATATACAACACCTATTGAAATAAGAATCGTAAGCGGAGGTCCTAAATAACCGCTAACTTTTTTGTATAAATAGTAATGTAATGAGTTTGAAACTTTCAGATTTTAATGAACGCGGTAAAAAATCCAGTAATATTTCGCGAGGAAATGTATACAGTGATTTGGATTTATCATTCAATGTTCACCCTACAACAAATGATATAAAACCTGTTCTTGATATTGCCGCTGTTAAAAATTCCATTAGTAATCTTGTTCAAACAAGTTTTCTTGAGCGACCGTTTCATCCAGAAATTGGCGCAGGTATAAGAGCATTACTATTTGAACCAGTAGATTTATTTACGGCATTATCATTAAAAGATACCATTACAACCGTAATTAGTGAATTTGAACCGCGAGTTAAAAATGTTACAGTTCAAATTCAAGATGATAGTGAAAGAAACGCATACGTTATTACAATAGGATTTGTTGTTTTTAACAACCGCAATGAACAATTTGAATTGTATTTAAGCAGATTAAGATAAAAAATATGGCAAATTTACAAAAACGCTTGGACGTTACCGAATTGGATTTTGATAGCATCAAATCCAATCTTATAACTTATTTTAAAAATACCGAACCATTTAAAGATTATGATTATTCAGGATCTGGATTAAATCAATTGTTGGATGTATTGTCATATAACACGCATTATAATGCCATGTTGGCACACACTGCTGTCAACGAAAGCTTTATTGATACAGCTCAATTAAGAAGCAGCGTTGTTTCAAATGCCAAACTTTTAGGATATGTTCCACGAAGCAAAACGGCGCCATCAATTAATGTTAAAGTTGAATTTGGTATGGCAACAAGCCCCCCTAATCCTAATACATACATTACATTACCAAGAGGATCTAATTTTAAAACAACCTACGGTGATGATTCGTACATTTATACAACATTGGATGATCACAAATTGGAAATTGATGCATCATCAAGATATACAGGCACTAATATTTTATTAAGAGAAGGTTCATTAAGAAGAAACAGATTTGCTCTTTCAAATTCCAATGATAAAAACGTATATCAAATTGATGATGACAACATTGATATAAGCACAATGATTGTACGTGTGTACGACCACGTGAACGCTTCATCATTCGAAGTATATAGAAATTTTACAACGCTTCAATTAACCAATGAGTCAAACTTGGCCGTTGCATCGATTTATTTTCTTTCTGAGAATGCATACGGTAAATATCAAATATCATTTAGTAACACAGGAACATTTGGCAAAAGACCGCCAAATTTGGGAATTGTTGAAATTGAATATTTAACAACAACAGGTTCATCATCCAACGGTGCAAAAACTTTTAAATATGTAGGACCTACAATTCTTTATGCATCATCACAATCAAACGTGACAGCAATGTCTACAATTGATGCCAACGGAACTGTCGTTTTTGAAAAATCGTTTGGTGGCAATGAAAAAGAAAGTATTGATAGTATCCGATTAAGCGCACCTGCATCATTTGTTACACAAAACAGAGCTGTAACAGCAAACGATTATAAATCATTAATTTATTCTAATTTTTCAATTGCAAAAAGTATTGCAGTATGGGGCGGTGAAAATAATGTTCCTCCACAATACGGAAATGTTTACATAAGTATTCAACCGCAAACGGAAGAAGAAAATGGTGTAACTCTTACTCCGGGTGAAAAACAAGCAGTATTGAATTTTTTGGATTCTAAAAAAATATTATCCATATCTCCTGTGTTGGTAGATCCGCAACGTATTACACTTGTTCTTGATGTTCTTTTTAAATACAATAACAACCTTAGTGTACTTTCAAAAAATCAATTGGAAAATAAAGTATATAATGTTATTGATGCCTTTAATCGTGATTATTTGGATTCATTCGAAAAGGTATTTAGACATTCGACATTATTACAATCAATTGATACTAGTGATCTTGCAATTCTTAACAGTTTGGTTCGAGTATTTGTATCCAAAAAAATTGATATTAAATCGGAACAAACAATCAACAATCAAACATTACAACCTGAAAGAATTGTAGTAGATTTTGGTACACCTCTTACAGTATTGGACGGTAAAACAATTGCGGCGTTTCAAGGCTATTCATATAGAGGAAGAACAATTTATCTTGGAGATGAACCGTCCAATGTTGCAAACATTAGGAATATTTTCAAATATACATTGGAAAATGGCTCTGTCAGTAAATTTAAAAATGTTAATGGAATTGAGGATCGTCCTATTGGCACCATAGATTTGGACGCTGGAATATTAACACTTGATTCTTTGGAAGCAGATGATGATGTTACCGTATACATTGATGTAATTCCAGAGTCAAATGACGTTGCACCAAAACGCAATCAAGTGCTTACCATTGATATGGATCGTCTAAGCCTTACAGCCGACGTTGACATTATTGCTTCCGGCGGATCAAGCCGAGCAGTTGATTATCAATCATTTTCACGCGAAAGATAAAAAATGTTATTCAGTATAGCCAACGCCACACCAAGAAATGTTGAAAGCTATGGAGTAAACACTCTGTTGCCTGAAACTATTCGTGGTAATGCCGAAAAGTTGGTCCAATTTTTGGACGAATATTATAATTATTTAAACAGTGTCGGCGGCCCGTCGTTGGAAATAAGCAGTGTTTTATTGAATAAAGATTTGGATATTGTTTCACTGAAATATCTTGATTCAATTCAAAATCTTATTGCCTCAAATGTTCCCAATTCTCGAGTTCTTGATCGTGTATCATTATATAAAATAATTGTAAAATACTACAACAGCAGAGGTAGTGAAGATAATATTCTTACACTATTTAAAATACTGTTTAACGAAACTGCCAGCATTCGTTATCCTAAGGAGCTTTTATTTGAACCGTCGAGTTCACCCGAAAAATCCTTTCCGTCTCATACATCAAAAATTCAAGACAGTTATTATTGGCAGCACTTTTCATATGTAGTTCGCGCATCACTTGATACCTCATTATGGTCTGATGCATTTAATAATTTTATGCACCCAGCGGGTCTTAAAATGTTTTATGAGCTTGCAGTTCAATTATTTGCACCAAACACTTTTGATTCCAAAAAAATACCAACTTTTAATATTGTTGATGACAATACAGATTGGATCAAACGGTTGGAGCTGACTTATCCTGGTCAACATACACCAATATATCAACCTGGTTGGATACGCGAATTGCTTCTTAGGTTTCTTTTTCAAGCGGATTCACGACCTGTCGGTTGGCCGCATGTTTCAACAGAACAAGCATATTTTATTCTTGCGGTATTAACAATTATTATTCAATCCAGCAATAGTAGAAATTCTCTTGTTCGCGCTGATTATGATTATCATGGCTTTAAATTTATTGACGAATGTACTTTAAAGGACTGTGGATTTCTAAATAAAACAATATTTGAAGCAAATGAACCGTACAGCGAAACCAACGGTTGTAAGTTTTTAAACCTTTCAACATATATTACATCAGGAATTGTAATATTTAATGGAAATTATGCATTGACACTTAACGGTAAGGCGCTAACATTTGATAATGGTTCGGACCAATCTCCTGTGCTGACATTTAATGCTGAACCGCACAACACGTTGCTGCATCAAAACCGTGAATATGCACAATTCCAAGATCGCGATTATATACAATTAGGATAATATAAATACAACATATATGCATTTAGGAAATTCAAAAACTGTTACAGAACTTAGTTCAATTGGATCTGCCGCTTTGGCCGCTGATGATCTTTTCACTTTTGTTGATGTATCCGATACAACATTTGCTCCAACTGGTACCAATAAGAAAATTACTTCCACAAAATTGGCAAGTGAAATTATTGCTTTGGCTGATGATTTAAGCGCGATTACAGGGCCAGTGGGACCTAAAGGCGATACGGGGCTTACGGGAGCTAAAGGTGATAAAGGTGATACGGGGCTTAAAGGTGATACAGGTGCTTCGGGAACAGTCACTGTTGACGAAACAACAATAGTAAAGGATCCTACTTCTGGTATACTTTCGGTTGGAGTTATAGCTGAAGCTAATATCGGAACAGATGCTGTAAATACAAATGCAATAATCAATGATGGTGTTACATTTGATAAAATTCAAAATATCAATGCAAATCAAATTTTAGGAAGAAGAACTTCCGGATCAGGAAACGTTGAATTGCTTAACCTTGATACCAATTTATCAAACCCAATATCTGGTCATTCCAGTGTGCCTACATCAACTGCGATTCAAAATTATCTTAATACAAATAGTAATCCATGGGGCACATTTGGTGGTAATAGTGTAAACGCCGCTGTTTCGACTCGATCAATTGATACAGCAATTGCGACAATTACATTAACTGCTCATGGTTTTGTCAATGGTAATAACATTGTTGTAACCACACCATATCCATCGACGGGAACAGCAATTATTCCTGTGGGAACATACGCTGTTACCAAAACAAATGATAATGTTTTTACAATACCGACCGTTAGCACTGCTGCTATTGATTCCGCTGGTGTCATCGAAATTGAAAGAAATCCTAATGGAATTGAAAGAGCGACAAGTTCATTTTACCGCACCGTATCTTTTATTTCAAAAAATGGAGGATTGTACTCCGGTGGTTATGGAGGAGGGGAATCAATCCAAGGGCCAAACAATAATGCAACATATATTGGAGAGCATCGCCCGTTAATGGTTCCGTTGGCTTCTGGTGAAAAAATAGTAAACATTTATTCAGGTGGTATTGATGATCCATCAATGTATTTACTTACAGACGCCGGAAATGTATATTCAAGTGGTTATAACGGTTACGGTCAATTAGGAGTTGGAGACGCCGTTGATAGAACTACATTTCAGAAAATAACAACATTTCCATTTGGCGATCCTGTTGTTTGGTTTTCCCCAATGTCTGGTATAGCACGGAATGCAATTTCTTGCGGTGCAGTTACTGCAAGCGGTAAACTTTATATGTGGGGCTTTGGTGATGATCAATCATTAGGTCTTGGTAATTCTAATAATTATTATACTCCTCAACGAGTTGTCACAGCCAAGTTTGAAAAAGCCTTAGTTGGAGCTCGAAGTGCTGGTACTGCATTTGCAACAATTACATTGACAGCACACGGTTTGCAGACAGGTGATAATATTGATGTAACAAAGGCATTTTCAACAATTATTCCTACGCGAACATACGCTGTTACCAGAACGGACGCTGATACTTTTACAATACCAACTGTTTCCACCACTGCTGCTATTACAAATACAACATCGCCCGCTCTGCCTAATAGTATCGACTATACAGCATTAACAACCAATATAAGTTTTAGAAAGGTTTTTACACATGCCCATCATAATTTTTCATATGCCATAGACAACAATAATAAAGTTTATTCATGTGGTTATAACAATGTCGGACAATTAGGTCATGGAGACGCGATTCGAAGAAACCTTTTTACTTTGGTTCCAGGCAGACTTGCTGACGATATATTATTATCGCACGGTGACTATAGATCCTCCGCATATATTATACGCAGCGGTGAAATATGGTCTTGCGGATATAACGCTTACGGTCAATTGGGACGCGGTGATAATTTTAATAAAAGTACCTTTGGACAAATAAATTTGGGAAACGGTAATACTTGTGCACAACTTTCATTGGGTGGTTGGAATGGAACAAATGTGATTTGTAGACAAACCAATGGAGCAGTAAAAACATGGGGCTATAACGCTAACGGCCAATTAGGTACCAATAATACCACAGATCAAAATACTCCTGAAACACCAATAGGTTTTACAGGAACCGCATTAAAAGTAGAAACACATGATAATTATACTGTCACGGCAATTCTTAAAAGTGATGGTACAATTTGGACAACTGGTTATAACGGTTACGGCCAATGCGGTCGCGGTGACAATGAAACAAAAAAGTCCTTTGGGCAAATAATAATGGATGGTAATTTAAGCTTTAAAGACATATCACTTTTTGGATACAATAGTGGAACCGTTCTTGTTGCAGTTGATCAAAATGATAATTTGTGGGGTGCGGGATATGCCGGAGACTATATGTTAGGTTTGGATCTTACAAATTCTACCATTCTTAGAAAAATTTCAATCGTATAACATATAAATAGTACTATGTCAGCAATTATAACAGAAAACTTTCGCAGAAATAATACACGATTATTTTTAAACGATATATCAGCTCGAACAAATGGTAAATATTACCTTGGTATTGGTAAACAGGATCGTTGGGATAATGATGAAGAAAATATAAATTTCAGCGTTCCTGTTGCCGTAGGTACACAAGCGGATGCGTTGGAAGTACTTAATAATCTTAGTACTTTGGTTTCTTTAAATGCCTTAACAGGTGTTGGAAGAGTTATACCGGCCGTGGCTTGGAAAAGTGGTAATACATATCAAACTTACAGCTCATACAACAATGAGACTTTTTATCCGTCGGGTAATTTACAACCATGTTATGTTACTATAAACGGAGCAATCTTCCTATGCATTAAAGCTGGATCAAGCATGTCGACCGTTCAACCTACAGTTCAATCATCCAAATACGCACCATTTACTTTAAGTGGTGATGGTTATACATGGGTTTTGGTCCAAGAAACGCCAAATACACAAATTGTCAGAACCAATACATTTACTGATATTCGTACTACAAAATTAACTGGAACCGAAGAAATCAATTCAATCACACAATGCGGAGGTGTTGTTACCGGTTTTACCATTATTGATGGAGGCGAAGGATATACTACCACAGGATCTGTTTTGAAATTAAGAGTAAATGATGGTTTTACTTCTACTAATCGCAGCACAACAAGTGTAACTTTAAATTTTACCGTTGGTACAGATGGAGCGATTAACAGTGTATCTTTTCCTCCAGGTTGGCCCGCATACAGCGGAACAAGAACAAATGCGGCAATAGGCGCATTATTTGCATCAATTGAATTTACTGGAAGTGGAAGTGGAGCAAAAATTGTTCCTACAATAGCTCCACCCAAAGGTTTTGCATATGATCCATCGGCCGTAATGCCTTCATGGTTTGCTGGTCTTTCAATAAGTCTCGATGATAGTATTTCAGGTGATAACTTTTATTCGCGTTATAGACAAATATCAATTGTCAAAAACCCTACAGTTGCATCTGGACAAGAAAGTGCAGGAACATTAAATGCATTAAAATATATTAATTTTCCTGATACTACTGATGTTGACAGTTTGTCTGTTGATAATAATTCTTCTGTTTTAAAAAATGCAGCCGGTGAAGTAATAGGATATGCCGATAAATTAATTACAACAACGGGTGCAAAAAAATTATATTTTCATCAAAACTTAAGCAGCGGATATAGAGAACTACCACAAAGTGGATTTATTGAGGTTGGTTCTGGTTCTACCGAATATGTTTATACTTCTATAAATAATGGTGAGTTTATAAACGACGGTAATGCCGAAGTATTATTTACTGAAAATCGTTCATTTATTACACGCGCTTCTGGTCAAACCGAAGATTTAATTCTTATAATTCAATTCTAATGCCAATAACAACAAAAACCGTAAGTTATTACGATGACTTTTCCCAAAAATATCCACCAGAAGATTCAAACGGAAAATCACCAGATGATAAAAATTATCTTCGTATTCTTTTTAAACCTGGGTATAGTGTCCAGGTAAGAGAATTAAATCAAATGCAGTCCATACTGCAATCACAAATTGATAAATTTGGTGCAAGTGTTTGGAAAGATGGAGTTGCGGTAATCGGAGGAAATGCCACATTTGACAATAATATTTCAGCAATTGATGTATCAGCTGATTCAGGAACAACTTTAACATCTGATGATGTAGGCACTATAACATCTGTTGAAACAACAATTGTCAACTCTACTGGTAATGAGCACTTAACCGCTGATGTTATAGGTTATAAGCAAAAGGGTGGTGGTGTTTACACTCTTTACGTTCGATATAAAAATTCCGTTACATTAACAGCCGATCTATCAAACGTTGAAACATTCAGCGATGGAGCAGTTCTCGAAGCAAAAAGTAATTCAAGTGATGTTACTACTCTCAATTTGGTTGTTAACGGATCGGCAAAATTTGCGGCAGGTGTATTTCTTGATAAAGGATTATTTTTCACCAAAGGATGTTTTGTCGCAACTCCAGCACAAAGTGTTTTTATTGACAAGCTTACCGGCGTTGATGAAAAAATAAACGGTTCGGGTAGATTGTTCGTTTATGAAAAAGAAATTTCAGCAAATGACGATTCAGCGTTGTATGACAACGCAAATGATACTTTAAACTTTAAAGCTCCAGGCGCCGATCGTTATGCTATTGATTTAACATTAAGATTTTTAGCAGTAACAAGTACTTCATCAGATTCAGATTCAATATCACTTATTACAGTTGTTGATAACCGAGTTGTTGAAGCAGTTCGTGATCGCTATACATCGCTTGATCGTGAATTGGCCAAACGTACATTTGAAGAATCTGGTAATTATGCTTTAAATCCATTTAAGTTGGAATTAAAAGAATGCTTTAAAGATACTTCAGAAACATATCGTCTTGGAAGATATGTTTCAACCGAACTTACTGGTGCGGGTATTACAGGTACAACGACTGAAGACCGAGAAGCGGTAGCCAAAGAAAAATATCATATTGGAGTTGATTCGAGTATTGCATATGTTGACGGTTTTAGAGTTGAACCTTCTTCCAAAACTGAATTGTTGTCTGATAAAGCACGTACCGCTTTTCCTGAAGAAGAAACTGAATATATTGACATTAATGTGCGTGCTGATATTGGAAGCTATGTTGTAGGCACATTTGCCGAAAGTTCATCTTTGCCTAATATTCAAATATCAAACGAAACTTACAACATTGGCGTTGATAAAACTATTATTGGTAATATTAATGAAGTTTCTACCGCTAACGGTATTCTAAAACTTGATAATGTATCTGATCTTTCGGTCGGAATGCCTGTCACAGGATCAATATTTACTTCTAATACAACAATAACTGAAATAAACAGAGCGGCGAATACTATAACGGTATCTGGACCTTTAGAATTATCATCAGCTGTTACAGCAAATGTGGCAGTTCGAACTGGTACTCGTATTGCAACAATTACTGAACCTAATCACGGTTTGGTTACAGGTAATATTGTTTATGTTACAACCGCACTTGGCGCTACAATTCCAATAGGAACATATGGTGTAACAGTTATTGATATTGATAAATTTACAATATTAACATCTGATAGTACTGCTATTACCGGCGGTGGCGGTGGTGCCACAATTGCTTATAAAGCAATTGCAGCCAATACTGCTGCAACTTTTGCCAGCGGTACCGCTAAAATAAGAGCTGTTGAACCAAATTTTGGATCAACTTATAGATTTTATTTGTATGACATTGTTTCTTCTTTTAATGTTTCAAACATTAATCGTATTAGAAAAACTGGATCACCTGGTGTCACTATTATCGTAACAACTCCTATTACGGCAACAAATTCTAATACAAATATATTTGCACTTCCTTATACTGCAATCAAAGATGTTGATGCTGGTGTTGAATATAATACATTATTGTTTAGAAGCGGAACAGTAGCAGTAGGAGACACCACAGTTACAATATCCGATATTCCAACTGGTCATACACTCGCTGAAACAAGTCCTGGTGCATTTATTCTTACAATAAACGGAGTAATAACTTCTATAACAAATGTTACGGATGGACCTACTCCAGTAATCACATTTGAGCCGCCCGTCGGCTCCGCACCCGTGAATTTCAACTGTATAATTCCCGCAACTGTTGTATCCAATGCTATTTCAAAAACATCAACGGCGGTGGTCAATACACCTAAGGTGGGAACAGCTGCAGTCGATAATGTATTTACACTACCACACGCTCAAATTATTGCATCATCTCTGGTGGTAAAATATAACAGCAGTGATACTCTTACCGGTGCAAAAACAATAACATCTGATTGCACGATTGTTGATGATGGTCAAAGAGATAATTATCTTACCAATGTTAAAGTACAATATAATGGTACCAAAACAACTTTAGATAGTTCCGATTATTTCTTTTTCTCTTATAATTACTTGGCGAATAACACAACCACAGGTTTTTCCACAGTAAATTCATATCCGTCAACAGTATCTTACAGCGACATTCCTTCTTATAAAGGAGTTCGTTTAACCGATGTTATTGATTTCAGACCTGTACTTCTTTCGGATGCGACTGCATTAACAACTCTTACAATTCTAAATCCAGGAAGTTTAATACAATGTGGTGTAAGATATTATCTACCTAAAATTGACAAAGTTGTTGTAGGTAACAATAATAAAATTTCTGTTATTCAAGGTGTTCCAAGTTTAAATCCAATTGAACCTGTCACTCCGGATAATACAATGGCTCTTTATACATTGGACATTCCTGCATACACTCATAATGTTTCTGATATTGCCGTTAACTACATTAATAACAGACGATATACAATGCGTGATATTGGTTCACTCGACCAAAGAATCAGCAATGTAGAATACTATACGGCATTATCATTATTGGAAAAATCAGCAAATGATAAATCCATTGGTGACGCATTTAATGCATCACGTTTTAAAAATGGTATTATTGTAGATGCCTTTGTTGATTTTAATAGCGCCGATACAAATAACGGCGCATACAATGCTTCAATTGATCGCGCACAAGGAATATTGCGTCCAGCATTTTCAACATCTCGTATAGATTTAAAACCGATTATTGTTAATGGTGTGAGCGTTAATACCAATAGTGCAACATTGGAATATACCGAAACACCATACATTACACAAGAATATGCAAGTGAGAGTGAAAGTGTAAATCCTTACGACATTGCAACATATGTTGGAACACTTGAACTGTCACCAAGCAGTGATGAATGGCAAGAAACAAAACAAAATGTTACCAATAATTTAGATCTTAATACTGCATCAACATTTACCGATTTGGGCACAGTTTGGGGTGAATGGACATTTTTGAAACGTGTCCGTAAAGGATATTTGGTTGAAAGAACAGGACTTAATAGAGTATTGCAAATTGATGCGGTTGCAACCGAAACAATTAACAATATTAACATTACAATTATACCGTTTATAAGATCACGAAAAATATATTTTTCGGCGACAAACTTAAAACCTAATACGGTTGTATATCCGTTTTTTGATAATATCGGTGTTGCATCATTTGTTAAACAAACTGACAATTCCAATCCTTATGTGTCATGGCAAAACAGAACTGATGGTGAGGCGCTTTATACCGGACAAACTTCCCTTGTAGGAAGCAATGGATTAAAAACAGATGCTGCGGGAAACTTACAAGGTATATTTGTTATTCCTAATAATGAATCGTTGAAATTTAAAAGTGGTTCAAAACAATTTAAACTTTCCGATAACATTTCCAATAACACAAATAGTGAAACGACTTATGCCGTGGCAAATTATACGGCCGCTGCATCAACAAAAACAGTTGATTCCACTCTTACTACAACTCGAGTTCCAAAAATCGTTGAACGAAATATTCGAGAAGAAAAAAAGATTCATAGAGATCCGCTTGCTCAAAGTTTCTTAATTGATGACATTCAAAGTCCTTCTGGTGTTTTTCTTTCAAGTGTTGAACTTTACTTTGAAAATAAAAGTGAAACCTTACCTGTAAATGTAGCAATTGTTACAATGGAAAATGGTTATCCTTCTCAAAATATTGTTCCATTTTCAGAAGTAACATTAACACCATATACTGTGGTGGATGGTGTGTATACTACAAATGAACTTGTAAAAACTTCAAACGATGCATCAATTGCTACAAAATTTGAATTTTCCGATCCTGTATATCTTAATCCAGGAAATGAATATGCATTGGTTGTAACATCAAATGATTCATCCTATAGAGCTTTTGTTTCACGTGTCGGTGGTAATAATATTCCTAACGGTCGAAGAATTGATAAAAATCCTTATTCAGGTGTGCTGTTTATGAGTGCCAACTCAAGTACATGGACTGCCAATCAAAACCGAGATTTAAAATTTAAATTAAATCGCGCATTATTTGATAACAGTTTTGGAGGTTCAATAACATTTAAAACTGAAGCTGGAGTTGGTGTACAAAGTATAACAATGATCGATATTGGTGCAGGATATACAGTTGCGCCAGGTGTAACATTTGATGCACCACCGACCGGAGGAACAATTGCCACTGGAACTGCGATTTTTGATTCGGTTACAGGAACTGTAACAGGTGTAAAAATAACTAATGCTGGTTCAGGATATACAAGTGCACCAGGTATAACATTTGGTGATCCAACTTCTGGTACGACAGCAACAGGAACTGTAAATTTGATTTCAATTCCAATCAGCACATTTAACCTTACGCAAAATAATATCGAACCGTATGCAACAAATGTTGATAATCAAAATAAAGCAACGGTAATTTTCAATACCTTAACACTTAACAGTGCTTATAATGTATCACCTGACGTTGATTACAATTTAAATTCAACTTATAGCATTACATCAAGTAATAAAGATTCAGTAACATTAGTTACCGATTTTGCATCAAGTAATGATTATGTAAGTCCATTAATTGATCTTGATAATGTATCATTACTTGCCGTTTCCAATATTATTGGTACTCCATCATCACTACTTGATGGAGCAACTGATACAGAAACACTGGCTGATGCAGGAAACGGTTTATCTCGTTACATTACTCGCACTGTTGATCTTAATCAGCCTGCGGATCGACTAAGTGTATTTGTTGACATTAATAGACCATCCGCTGGTTCATACATTAAAATATATGCCAAAACAAATAATGTTTGGAGTGAAATGATTCCAGCCAGTGTAAAATCCAATAGTAATCCACAAAATGAAATTCCTATTTCCGCAGACTCATCGGCCTACTCCGAAGTTGAATATACATACATATCAACTGGCACGTTTGAAAGTTTTGCTGTAAAAATTGTTTTTGTATCTGATGTAATCTATACTCCAACAACTGTACGAAACTTCCGCGCCATAGCAACCAGTGGTATATAATAAAGTGAAATTAAAAGTACAAAATGCTCCAAATTTGGAAAGAGATACGCGCAGTAATGCAATTGTAAATACCGATACCGATGGTTATTTGCGGCTTATGCAAAAAGGCAAAGAACAAAGAGAAGCTCAACAAAGATTGGAAAAATTGGAACGTGAGGTATTTCAAATGAAAGAAATGCAAGTTCAAACAAATACGTTGTTACAAAACCTTATAAATAGTATTACTTCAAATAATAAAGCATATGCCTATAACAAATACTGATGAATTTATCTCTTACACTTCTTTTAACAGCAGCGGGGGAATTGCAACATCTGATACATTTAACACATGGAGAAAAAAGACCAATGGCATTATTAATGCTCTTGACAGTATTAGCGTAGCAAATGTTGACCCCGGTCAACTTTCACTTGGAGCTCCAACTTGGAATTCAAGTGGTGATTTGTCAACATATTTGTCAACAGGTGGTGTTCTTGGTTCATTTACAGCAAGTGTAATTACCTGTGGCAGCATTAATACAGGATCCAGCGGCAATATTATTACTGGAAATGTAACAACAAATACCGTAAAAAGTATCAGTCTTACTTCGCGAAGTTTAACACTGGCTGAAGGAACAGGATTGATAAATACCAATGGCGCAATTCAAGCAAATTCGCTTGCCATTGGATCATCCAATAACAAATTTACGGTAAGTTCGGCCGGTGCAGTTGTCAGTGCAAGTACAATCGCAGGAACAAGTTTAAAAGTTGGAGGAAGCGACACTCCCGCGACAGGTGCCGTGAATGCATCATCATTGGCCATTGGATCGTCCAACAGTGAATTTACAGTAAGCACAAGCGGTGCGGTTGTAGGAAGCAGTTTACATGTTGGTTCCGGTTTG